TATTGCTTCAAAACTATTACTTGAACTTCTATTATATTCTCTCATGTAATACCAACCAAAAACAACATAATCACCAAAGTCTTTAAATAACATCTTAGAAGTTTGTCCACCTGATGCTGTTCCTCTGATGTGATCAGTCCACATTGGATATAAGGTAAAGTTTTTATAAGGTAAAGATTGTGGTGTGTAGTCTGTACAGACATTACTATTACCACCTGACGTCCCACCTCTAAGATTTACACAACCATTGGTAGACATTCTAGCATGTCCAAAAGTTTGTCCCCAACGATCCCATTCCATGCCAAGAGATACTTGACTTGACCAACTATCATCGCTTGAATTGAGGTTAGTAGTGCCGGACATATTATAAAGGTCTACAAGGTCTTGACCGCCTTCGTAAATGTAGACTCCACTATTATAACAGTCCTGACTGTTACTGCAATTAGTGTTATTGTCTGCGTTAGCTCCATAACTAACACATAACAAAAGACCAAATATTATTCGTTTAAAGAATTCCATTCTCTTCTACACGTTGACCCTGATTTTCTTAAACCCTCATGTTTACCAGAGGTATGTCTTGATCCTTTACATTGTTCCATAAAGTCTCTTTTAGGTGCTTCTGCTTCGTATTCTTCCTGTTCCCTTTGTTCTTTCTCTTCTCGCTCTTTCTGCTTTTGTTCTTCTTCGATTCTATCTTGTCTATCCTGAAGCATCCTTCTGTTGTCTTTGTAATCAGGCCTTTCTTGAGAATTATCATTCCATGCTAGTGTAGCTTCATCTCCAATCTTGCCCATATAAGGACAAGGTGTTCCAGCCATTTCCATCGCTTGGAATACTCTATCATCTTGACACATTAAACTAACTGCTGCAACTTTCATTCCCATATCGTAAACTGTTTTGGATAATTTAATTCTTTCACAGTTCATATCCCTAATACTTTTACCGCCTGAGAGGCCAAATACTTGCCCTTGGAAAGCACCACTAATACCTGTGGTACATAAATCCTGAGAGTAAGAAGACCCAATGGAAGGTGCAATAGCACTAGCCGGTGGAGCCTTTGTTGTAATTTCTTGTTTGATCGTTTGATCTGTTTTATTAATGTTCTCATTTTTATTATTATTTGTGTTGGTATTTTCGTTCTTATTATTTGTTGTTACATTACTATCTGATGTGCTTGTGCTTGTGTTATTATTATTGTTTGTATTGTTAGATGTGCTGTCAGAGGTGTTATTATTATTGTTAGTATTCGTATTATTGCTTGTTGAATTACTATTAACATTTTGATCAACAGTTGACGTATTCACGTTTGTATTTGTGTTGTTGGCCGTGGAGTTTACTGTTGAATTATTCGTGTTCGTGTTGTTATTCGTGTTGTTATTCGTGTTATTGCTGGTGTTATTATTCGTGTTCACGTTAGTATTAGCATTGGTGTTATTACTTGTGCTAGTGCTATTATTCGTGTTGGTATTGGTGTTAGTGTTGGTTAGCCCACCTGAGCTTATATTGTTATTCGTGTTGTTACTTGTGCTAGTGTTCGTGTTCGTATTAGCGTTGGTATTCGTGTTCGTGTTGTTATTCGTGTTGGTTCCGCTATACGTGGTGTTGTTCGTATTAGCGTTGGTGTTCGTATTGGTATTAGCGTTGGTATTCGTATTGGTATTCGTGTTTGTGTTCGTGTTAGCGTTGGTATTCGTGTTCACGTTGGTATTGTTGTTGGTGTTGGTGTTCGTCGAGGTAGAAGTATTCGTGTTCACGTTAGTATTAGCGTTGGTGTTCGTGTTGGTGTTCACGTTCGTATTCGTATTCGTGTTGGTGTTCGTCGAGGTATTCGTATTGTTGTTCGTGTTTGTGGCCGTCGAAGTGCTCGTGTTGGTATTGGTATTCGTATTTGTGCTAGTGTTGGTGTTCGTGTTGGTGTTCGTGTTGGTGTTCGTGTTGGTTCCGGTAGATGTGGTAGTCTGATTATTGTTTTCACAAAATTCAGTACCAGCCACGCAGTTTCCTGTTTGATCAGCAAACACGTTTCCTGCTGAGAACATAGCCATTGTAGCTACGATTAACAGTAATTTTTTCATGGTTTCCTTGTCCCCTAAATTGGTTAAGCACATCATTAGGCCGCTATACGGTATATGACAAAGAAATTATATAAGTTATAGTGTATTTATAATTCTACAACACCAAAAGACTTAAAAGAATCAATAAACTCTTATAAATCTCTATGAGAGAGATGATAAAACTGCTTTAGTTCTACTATAAATACTCTTATAGGAATGAAATTGAAACTTAGAGTATTATTTACCTTCTTCCTGATGTTGATATTCTTCTGGTCTTGGCCTGTTAGGCTCTTTACTTCGAAGAACAATTGCTATTTTTGGACATTGGAAAAGTTGATTGCGGAGGGAGGACGTGCCAGGTGGTATCCGAGCAACCGCTGGATAGGCTATCACGTCATATGGGTAGACAATGAAGATCAAGGTTGGGAATATACAGTCCCTAGAATGAGGAGAGGTACTCCTTGGATTCGTATGTTATTTTATGATGGAACAGTTCGTAAATTTCGCTCCAGAGTAAAGGATCAATGAGAAAAGCAGTATTTAAACAAAACAAATCATGGGCACCAGTAACCCTTTTGGCAGGACAGCTTATTGCTCAAGTAACCGCTGTTCTCTCTTTATTCCTATTTAATTGGACACCCGCTACAATAGCAATTGCAGTTGGCATGTATTGTTATATTATGTTGGGTGTTACAATGGGATATCACAGATATTTCTCACACAGAAATTTTAAATGCCCTAGATGGTTTGAATATGTATTATTATTCGGGCCTCATATAATGATGATTGGCCCTGCTCTTACTTGGGCTGCTAATCATCGTGAACATCATAAATATGCTGACACAAAGGAAGACCCACACTCGCCTTATTATAGAGGAGTAATGTTAGCATACTTTGGACAAGTTCTTATAGATATAAATTTCAAATTTGTTAGGGATTTATTAAAAGACAAATTACACAGATCACAAGTTAAATATTATTGGCATGTCGTTGGTGTTTGGGCAATACTATTAACTATTATAGATCCTTATGCACTACTATATGCTTGGCTTATTCCAGCAGGGTTTGCTAAAATGATAGGATCGTTGGTATTCACATTTTCACATAGGGGCAGAGAAGCTCATAGTGATATGTGGGTAGGATTATTAACATTAGGTGAAGGGTTCCACGAAGTACATCACAGGACAGCCAGGAGAGTTATTTGGCATCCTTTAGATCTAGGTGGACAACTTATTAGGATGATTGATCGAGATGTTAAAATATAACAAGAGGCACTATCCACATATTGCCGAACTACCAATAGAATTAGATTACAATCTCATAGAAGATTTTCTGTGGGAACATTATGACAAGTGGCAAGATAATTTCACATCACACAGAGGCCTAGCAGTAGCTAGTAATTCAATTGCATCTGATACTTACAAAGACGTAGAAACATTCCATTTAACAGAATGTCGTAAACAAGAAGAATTAGAAGACGCCTCAACATACACAACCAAACAAAAAATTTCACGCAAGATTCCGTTCTCTATGGACGAACATAATTGGGACGAACCCGTTGATTTTTACAAGGACTCCACACTACAACATCATCTCAATGGAGCTTTCCACGATAAATTGATACGGGTTCGTTTCTCTCGCATGCGTCCTGGAGGACAGGTACCACCACACATAGATTATAATACAACTTATGCCATGAGGGTAATCATTCCTTTAAGTGGCAACGAAGGAGTTGAAAATCATTTTTGGGTAAACGGAGAACACAAAGTAGTTGAAATGAAGACAAAAAGATGTTACTTTTTAAACATAGGATATAAGCATGCAGTTTATCATAAGGGAAATGATTTAAGGCATTATTTAATAGCATCAATTGATGGACAGAAGGACTTTGAATGCATAAGATTATTGACGACATAAAAGGCACTGAACTTGAGTCAGCAGTAAGGTTAATTCAAGAACAAGCATTAGAAGAGGGTAATACATCTATTACTCCCGACAAATATAATGTAGAGACAACACCCGGAACACCTTTACTAATAACATGCAATAGTCGTTACGATAAGTTTGATAAGATTGCAGGGTTTTGTTCTTATGAGCCAGATACTTATGTGGGAACACCTGATGTTGCAGTTAGAGTTTGTCGTTATCACATATTAAAAGAATTTAGACACAATCAATTAGGATTTTATTTGTGGGACTATTGTGTAAAGAAAGCAAAAGAAGAAGGTTTTAAAATAATATACATGACACATGATGTTGATGCAAAAGGAATGAATGCCTTGTATCAACATAAAAGACATGTTCCAGGCCACAGTAGAGAGCCATACAAATTAGATTCATTTAAAAATATAAAATTAGAATCTAGATTTTGGTTTGATGTTGACCCGGGTTCAGAGTTTTTACAAAACGTTTATTATATAGATGTTGAAGAAGGGTATAAATGGATGCCTAAAAACAATGTAATATGGAAAGGAATAAAATGAAAATCTATGACACACCATTAGGGAACCTAGATGGAGATACTCCTTATGCCATGAGAAGTAGATATTACAAACCTATAGCAACAGCAAAAGGTAATGATCTTAATGGATTGCAAACTAATAGAGATCGTCAACTGCCTGACTATACTAAATGGAAAGAATCTGTTCTATTGTTTGGATGTTCCACTACAGCAGGATATCAATTACAAGATAAAGAAAAATTACATAATGTTCTTAAAACACAAAGGCAGGTAATCAATTTTGGTTATCCAGCAGAATCTAATTTTCATTTCTGGATGAAACTTATAGATCAAGTTAAAGAAAATGGCTGGCCATATATGGTTGTGATGGGTTGGACAACATTTTTTAGAATAGGAGATTTTAGACAGCCAGATTATATTGACAAAATAGGCCCATGGTTAAACAAGCCATATAGTGATTTTATACAAAGAAACGAATTAAACTTAATTGAATATTCTAAATTAGTAATGGACTCTGTTGAAATGATGTGTAAAGGGAATACAAAACTAATTGAATGGACATGGTTTGATTTGAACGAAACAAAACATCTTATGTACTGGGAAAAGAAATTTAAAAAGATGAAACTTCAACAAATAGACTATACAGAAGATGGAGGACACCCTGGCCCGGAATCAATACAAAGTCTTGCAAGGAAAATAGAAAATGAACTTTAATCACACACAACTAGAACGTTGGATGGAACTAATTAGAACCCACCCAGATGGACTTGATGCTTTTTGGCCAAGTCAAATAAACGCAAAAGCTTGGTTAGTAGACGAGGTAAACCAGCGCTTTCCACGGGTTCAGTCATGTATTATTTTTGGATCCTGGTATGGTGTGTTGGCAGACATGTTAACCATTGAGGATATAACCTGTGTTGATAAACAAGAATTTTATTTAGAGTGGTGTGCACAAAAATACACTACTTGGGGTGGGTGTATGTCTAAGTATTCCTACGATTACACACCTGATTTAGTAATAAATACAAGTACAGAACACGTTAGTCAGAAAGTATATGATACGTGGTTTGATAATATACCCGAGGGTACACATTATATAATACAAGGTAATAATGATTTTAGTGAAAAAGATCATGTTAGAGCATACGAAGATATAGATTTGTTTGCACTTAAAAATAACCTTACCGATTATATTATGTTAGACGAGTTACCTTATGAAGGCCCTTGGGATTTTGTAAATGGTAAATCTAATCCATTGAAGAGATTTATGGGAATTGGTAAGAAGTGAATGATCAATACTAATGAAGAAAGAATAAAGGTTTTAGAATTAAAACGTGATGAGATTAATACAGTTAGTCCTTCATTTTGTAGCGCCAAGTGGCTACAAACAACTCTGTACCTTCAAAATGGATTCAACCATAGCTGTCACCATCCATCAGCACATAAGATCCCTGTAGAAGAAGTAAAAGCTAATCCAGCAGCACTACACAACTCACACTATAAAAAAGAACAAAGAGCTAAGATGCTTAACGGCGTCCGTCCAAAGGAATGTGACTACTGCTGGAAAATAGAGGACTTAGATAAAAATTATTTCTCAGATAGACATTACAAAACATCTGATTGGTGGGCATGGGATAGGTTTAAAGAAATTGCTAACAGCTCACCGGCTGATGATGTTTATCCTTCATACCTAGAAGTATCGTTTGCCAATTCATGTAATTTTGCCTGCGCTTATTGTAGTCCGGACATATCATCTACATGGATGAAAGATGTAGAAGAACATGGCAACTATCCTGTAGAAAATGGCAACCATGATTTAGAATATCTAAAACAGGTAGGTAAGTTTCCATATAAGCGTAGTGAAGACAACCCTTATATGGAAGCTTGGTTTAAATATATGCCAGAAGTATTGCCACACTTAAAGGTCTTTAGAGTTACTGGTGGAGAGCCTACAATGTCAAAAGATGTGTGGAGAACACTTGAATATATAATAGACAATCCACAACCACAGTTACAAATAGCAATTAATACTAATTTAGGAACAGATAAAAAACTTATTGATAAATTAATTAAGTATATAAACCGGTTAGAAGATAAAGTAGATAGAATAGATGTTTATACAAGTGTTGAAAGTTCAGGGGAATATGCAGAGTATGCCAGGGACGGAATTGATTACGACTACTGGTATGAAAACTGTAGACGAATATTAACAGAAACAAATTCGCTTGTTGCTATAATGACAACATTGAATATATTGTGTTTACATGGATTTTATAATTTTATAGAAGATGTAATGAAACTAAGAATAGAATTTAATAAATGTTTAGAGAATAATAGGGTTCCTATTAGTTTAAATTATTTAAGATGGCCTCCTCACTTACAATCAACGTTATTAGATGTAGACACTAGAAAATATTTTGTAGGTATATTTTTAAAGCAAGGTAAACGTTGGTTAAAATACAACTCGCCTGATAAGTGGGCAAGGCTATACTTAGAAGAGTATGATCAACTTCAACGTTGGTGTCATTACTTATTACAAGAACCAACACAACTAAAATTTAGAAAGGATTTTGTTAATTTTATTAAGGCTTATGATATGAGAAGGGGAAAGGACTTTACAAAGGTATATCCTGGAATGGCACATCTACTGGAGGAATGGAATGTCTAAAGAAGTAGAAAAGTTAATTAAGTGGCGAAAAGAAAACTTAGATACTAAGTCTGCAAGTTTCTGTGGTGCCAAATGGTATAACGCTACTACATGGTTAGGTAGTGGGACAACTGCTAGCTGTCATCACCCTCCGGCACATAAAATTCCATTAGTAGAACTAGAAGGAAACCCTTCAGCCATACACAACACAAAACACAAAAAAGCAATGCGTAAGATGATGCAAGAAGGTGATCGTCCTCGCGAGTGTGAGTATTGTTGGAAAATGGAAGACATACCAGGAGATAAGAACCCTTCAGACAGGATATTTAAATCCAACATATATACACCTGAACAATTAGACATAGCATACAACGCAGACTTCAATGATAATACAAATTTAAAAACATTTGAAATAGCATTTGATAGAGTATGTAACTTAGCGTGTAGTTATTGTAATGCAAGTTTCTCTACTACATGGGCTAAAGATATTAAGAAGGATGGACCTTATCAGAATTTAGTTAGTGATGGTGCAGCAGCGTTTCAACAAGATGGTAAATGGACAGAGCCTTTTGGAAGAGATGCAGTAACACCTGAAACAAATCCTTATATAAAAGCATTCTGGGATTGGTGGGATGGAGGCCTAGCAGATGAATTAGAAGAGCTGAGAGTTACAGGTGGTGAACCGTTAATGTCAGGAGAGACATGGAAACTGTTTAAGAAAATGAAAGCACGTCCTGAAATGCGTTTGGCAATTAATAGTAACTTAATATGTAAAAAGAAAATTTTAGATAATTTAATTAAGAAAAGCCAAGACATTAAAAAGTTTCACATTTACACAAGCGCAGAATGTTACGGAGAACATCAAGAGTATGTAAGAGACAATTTTATATGGAAAACATGGGACAAGAACATGCGACGTTTTATTGCAGAAGGAAACTATGAAGGCCTTCATATAATGATGACTATTAATAGTTTATGCTTGTTTTCAATTACAGAATTTTTAGATCATGTTTATAAATTAAAACTAATTAAAAATACAAAGTCACCAACAGTTACTTTGAATCTATTACGTTTCCCTAGTTTTCAAAGTCCACTAGCATTACCCGATCACATTAAAATTTATGTTAGAAAGAAACTTATGGACTGGTATGCCACACAAGACGACAAAGGTTTGTGGACAGGAATAGAAAGAGGAAATATAGAACGTTTAATAGATTATTTAGATCATGTTGACGCACCACATAGGCGCACAAGTTCTAAAACCTCATTGTGGAGAGACTTTAAATCATTTTATGAACAATACGATATAAGGAGAGGAAAGGATATTCGTGTGTTTCCTGAAATATTAACAGATTGGCTAGATGCTTTGCCACCAACAATATTAAATATTGCAACATTAACATCTGGCGATAGTACAAGAGACAACGTTGGAGAGGAAGATCTAAACAGAATAGCAAAAGAAGAAGGTTGGATATTAGATCCTGATAATAAAAACATAGACGAGCCGTTAGGCGATTATGATGAGTGACTTCTACTGTGTTAATTTAGACAAAGGAGTTCGTGTAGACAACAAAGGTACATGTACGAGCTGCTGTTTACAAACAATTCCTTATCAAGATGAGTTGGGTAATGTGTTAAACATTCGTAAAAATAGTTTAGACGAGGCTATTAATAGTCATACAGCAAATCAAATTAGACACAATTTAGATAAAGGAATACAAGACCCACATTGTAACTCTTGTTGGAGCCAAGAGAACGTTGGTAGAAAAAGTAAAAGAATTACAGACAATGAAGGCAGAGCAGAGTTTGACAGAAGTACACAGGTTCAAATATTAGATCTTAATATGGGAACAACTTGTAATATAAAATGTAGAACTTGTGGTCCAGACAATAGTTCTTTTTGGAACAAAGAGTTCTTAGCTTTACATGATGGTTATGGAGATAAAGCCTCAGGTGCATTAGAGTTTAAAGAATATTTTAGAGAGTTTAATAAATCGTTTGAAGATGATAGTGCTATTTGGAATGATATGCACAGTCATTTACCTAAGATAAAATATATCGACATGTACGGTGGTGAACCTATGTTAATGAAGAAACAATGGAAGCTATTAGAACAGGCCATTGAACTAGGTTATTCAAAAGATATATCTTTACATTATAATACAAACGGAACAATATGGGACGATGAGAAACTTAAAATATTAAACCAATTTAAAAAGGTTCAATTGGATTTTAGTTTAGATGGAATAAAAAATAGATATGAATTTATGAGGCACCCAGCAAAATGGGATCATGTTATAGAAAATTTTAAAAGGTTAAAGTATATATCTAAACATAGTGATAAGTATCATATATGTATTGCTCATACAGTAAGCACTCTAAACGTTTGGTATATACCTGAATTTTTAGAATACTTTGAAGGCGAAAATATATATTTAAATTTAGTACACGGTCCATGGCATTTTTGTATAACAAACATTCCGGAAGATGTAAAACCTGTGGTAGAAGAGCATTTAGGAAAAGAAGACCCTAGAGTAGTTGAAATAATAAATTTTATGAATGGCAAAGAAAGCATACCTTCAGAATGGGAATTGTTTGCACCTAATGTAATACAAAGTGATCAATATAGAAAAGAAGACTTTAGAGAATTCTTCCCAGAGTTTTATAAAGTCTTAACAGACCATGGATGGAAATACGAATGAAGTATCTTTGCACAGCACCATGGACACATACTTACGTTAGCCCGCAAGGTGAACGACGCTTGTGTTGTGCTAGTAGAGAAGATTCAGACTTTCAGAAACAATATATTGACACAGGAGAACAAAATCCAGACGTAACGTTTGATCCTTTATCATTAAAACATCATTGGAATAGTGAATATATGAAAGACATAAGAAAGCGTATGTTAGCAGGCGAGGCAATTCCTCAATGCGTCGTATGTAATGAGAATGTTTTAAACCTACATACATATAGATCCTATTTTGTAGACACACTATTCCCACATAAAATACAAGACATATTAGACACGACAGACGAAACAGGCCATACAACAATGGTGCCGGTGTCATATGATTATCGTTTATCTAATCTATGTAACTTCAAATGTAGAATGTGTGGTGATCAACTATCTTCATCTTGGGAGGCAGAGAATAAAATAAATGATCGTATGCAAGAAGATCCGTGGCTACAACCTAACAACAGAAGGAAAATAACAAACTTCCAAAAAGAAGTTTTAGAAGAAGAACTACAAGCGGCAGTTGATCAAGATGTAATAGAAGAAATTTATTGGGTGGGTGGAGAGCCTTTAATGTGGGAAAGACATTGGACAATAATGGATCAACTTAAAGACTCCAAAAGGAAAAAAGAGATTACTATACGTTACAACACAAATCTCAGTAGAATTGATTATAAACATTATAACTTATATAATATGTTAAACGGATTTAAAAGCATGAATATATGTGCAAGCATTGATGGTGCAGGAGCAATAGGTGAGTATATAAGAACAGGAATAAAGTGGGACGAATGGCTTGTTAATTTTAAAAAAGGACTGTGGATAAATGAAGAATATGGAGATGACGGCATGGTGTTTGATGTTACACTTACAACACCAGGACTATTTGGATTAAAAGATTTGTTTGATGTTGTAACAGAACTAGATGTAAAATCTTATTTTAAATTTACATACGCTTTTACACCTAATGTTATTATGGCACCAGACGCGTTGCCTAAATCTATTGTAGAGCCATATTGTAATGAACTTATAGAATACATGGAACCAAGAAAAACATGGAAGACACAGGTATATATTGATTCACTTAAAGCCTTAATCAAAAGGCCAAGTTTTGAACAACAATGGGAAGGCGAAGAACTACGGGAAGGTCTACACAATGGAAAGAAAAATATAATGTTTTTAGAAAAGATAAGAGATCAAGAGTTGACATACAGAGAGATATTAAATGATCCAGGTAAGGAGTGGTTTGATGGCATCTAAATCATTTTGTCCATTACCGTGGAATCACTTAGCAACACACCCTGACGGACAGGTTAGTTTGTGTTGTGAGGCAGAAACACTAGATGGTGTTTCAAATGCACACTTTACAATCTCACAAACCAGAGTCTTTAATACGCTATTGGCCACTAAATATGACTTCAACAAAATAACTAACAGTGAAAGTTTTAATGATGTTAGATTAAAAATGCTTAATGGAGAGTATCCAGATCAATGTAAAAAATGTTGGAACTCTGAAGCAGCCGGTAACCCTAGTAAAAGAACAGTTGAATCTCAAAGGTTAAATTTTAAAGAAGAAGATGCTATAAAAATAACAAACATAGACGGTACACTAAAAGAAGTTAATTATGAATTTATAGAACTACGTCTAGGAAACCATTGTAACTTAGCATGCAGAACATGTAATCCTATTTCAAGTTCACGTTGGAAAAAGGAATGGAAACTTTTAGATTTAGAGAAGAGCTATTTAGAGGTTCCACAAACTAATATGAACTGGCCAAAAGATCAAAACTTTTGGGATAAATTATTACCACACATAGACGAATTAAGGTATGTTTATGTAAACGGTGGAGAGCCGTTACTTATAGACAAACACCTAGGGTTTTTAGAAGAGCTTGTTAAAAAAGATGTAGCAAAAAATGTTACCTTAGTTTATTCTACAAACACAACAGTATCAGGCAAAGACTACGAAGATGCTTGGAAGGAATTTAAAGAAGTACAATTAATGTGGTCTATAGACGACATAGAAAGACGAAACGAATATATGAGGTTCCCTGCTAAATGGGACAAAACTTTAGAAACAATTAAATGGTTTAAAGAATTAGAAGAACGACATGATAATATCTTTTGTTCTATACTACAAACAATTTCTATATTAAACATATTTTATTTAAAAGAGTTTCATGAATATTTTAAAGAGATTGTTCCTTACGTTTCGCCTAACTATGTTACGGAACCTGACTACTATGATCCTGCTATCCTTCCTATAAATATAAAGGAAAAGATACTTGAAAAAGCTGAAGGTGAAATTTTTTATGATAATGTAAAAAACTACTTAACAATTGAACGTGATGAGAATCTTTTATTTAGATTCTTTGACATTACTAACAGGCAAGACATTATACGAAAAGAAAAGTATAAAGATGTTTTCCCAGAATTTTATGACTTGATAAAAGATTATGACAGATAAAGATACTAAGTGCGTATTACCTGTAATACATTTACATACATGGCCTAATAAAGATGTGTATGCTTGTTGTCTTGGAAATATAGATCATCAAGTAGGTTCACTAAAAAACAATACTTTGAAAGAGATTTGGAATGATGATCCTATGCGTAGAATCAGAAGGCAGATGTTAGCAGGGGAAAGACCTCCTGAATGTGTTAATTGTTTTAAAGAAGAAGACACAGGTAATGAATCTTTTAGAAATACCTCAGCAAGAGACTTTGCTCCTCATTTAAAAAAATGGGACAATGTAAAAGAAGACGGAACATTAGATGATATGGATTTAGCATATTGGGACTTTCGTTTTTCTAATATATGTAACTTCTCATGTCGTAGCTGTGGCCCACAACTAAGCTCTGGTTGGTATAAAGATACTAAAAAGATATGGGGTAGTTTACCACCTGACCTTCCGGAACCTGGAAGAGTTTTTGAATTGTGGGAGGAAATAGAGCCTTATTTTCCTATAGTAGAAAAAATATATTTTGCTGGTGGGGAACCTTTAATGATGGAAGAACATTATAGGATTATTAATAGACTTATAGAAATGGGAAGAACAAGTGTACATTTAGTTTATAATTCAAATTTAAGTCAGTTCTTTTATAAAAGTCAAAACATATTAGATTCATGGGGTAAGTTTAAAAGGGTAACAATGTCAGCAAGTTTAGATGGCTACGGCCCTCGAGGAGAGTTTGTTCGTACAGGTTTAGATTGGGAGAAGTGGGTCAATAACAGATTAGAAATGAAAGAAAAAACACCTAAAGTAGAGTTTGGTATTAATGCTACAGTTAGCATACAAAACGCTATGCACATACCAGACTTCCATCGTGAATTGTTAAGACAAGGATTAATAGATGAACCATTTAATTTTAATATAAATCTAGTTCACTTTCCTTTTTGGTTAAACGTTGGAATTTTACCTGAGAGAAAAAAGAAAGAAATAGAAATTGTATGGAGAGAGTGGGAAAAAGAATTAAAAGAAACATACGAACAACCATGGAAAATACAGACTTTGATACAACACATTAATGGTTTTATAGATTTTATGAATTCACAAAAAGAAAATCCTAAAATGGTTGAACGGTTTATTTTAGAAATGGAAAGAATTGATGCAGTAAGAGATCAAACTTGGCAGGAAGAATTACCAGAGATAGCAAGCATAGACCCTGATTGGAACTTAAAACGTATTAGAAAACAGGACCCATTTATATATGAATAGATATTATACAATTGGTTTTGACGACCCAACACAAGCCGGCTGGCCAGAGGCTTCAACATCTATAAGCAAAATGGAAACAGGCATCGTTCAAAATCTTTTAGATAGATTGCCGGGGAACATTTGTTTGATAAACTCAACCTGGTTGGGTGATGATTTAAAAGGATTAAAAAAGTTTATTTCAGAAACTACATGTACTGAAGCAGCGGTGTACTCAGGACCAGACTGGGAAAATACAAATTGCATTAATAAAAGAAAAGACGCACACCAATTGATACAAGATAATTTCGATAAAGTTTATCATGTAGGCAATACAAACAAAGGATATTATTTTAGTTATTGGTTAAAGTATATAGACAATCATTGGGCAAGTTATGCAAGGGCGAAATGGATAAACCCTCCTAAGTTAGCCCGTAAACCAGATGGAACAGTTGGACAAAATGGTAAACATTTTTTGTGCTACAACAGAAAACCACATGATCATAGAGTCACACTTTTAAATAAGATACATGATCAAGGCTTAGAAAATTTTGGAATTATCTCAGCCATGGAACCACACAATGATTACAAATTTAAAAATCCAATTATATTAGATGAAGAACATGAAATAGAAGACCAACCATTAATGTCAGAGTGGGTAGGACAAAGCTGTAATGATATTGCTACGTTAGGTGATGTTGAAAATTGGAGCAGACATTTTCTTACAGTAGTTACAGAATCGTGTATTCATTCAGATATATTCTTAAGTGAAAAAACTTTTAAACCTATAATAGGTTTAAGGCCTTTCTTAATATTAGGAGATCAAAATCTCTATAAAAAATTAAAAGAAATGGGCTTTGATATTTTTGAAGACATGTTTCCAGATATTTTACAAGCCATGTCACACCCTGACTATGAAAGACGAATAGACTATATAACAAATCAATTGGAGAGAATAACAGCACTTAGCCATGAGGAGTTAGAGGACAAATATAATGAGCTCTCACCACGACTATGGGCTAATAGAAAACGTTTAGGTGAAGTCATAAAAGAAAATTGGGAAAGAGTAGACAATATAGATGAGGTATTTAAATCAAAAGAACAAAATTCTATACAAGTGCCATGGGAGCATTACTTCACAATGGAAGAGTTTGCTAAAGATTATCCTCCACAACCTAGACGTCCTCATTGGAAATCAGGACAATGGGAAATAGGTATGCCGTCCAACGCGGTTGCAAGTCCAGATCGTTTCGGGGAAATTGTTCCTCCTTTTATAGTTGATAGATCTTTTCACAATCCTACTGATATTTTTTACTTGTGGTTTGACAAGCTCAAGCAAGGACCTGTATCAGGTAGGCCTATTGCACAAGATCAGCCATATGTTCCTGGAAACTGTTTTAGAGATGGTTTAAATGTTACTGCTTCTCAAAGATCAAACATGCAATGGTGGTATGAATACGCAGATTTAAATCATAAGTTGATGGACATAAACAAATTTAATGAAAATGTACACGGTAAAAACCATCCTTTACATAATTATTATTTTATCGAAATTGCTTATTTAGAAGGCATTTCTAACCTTATAGCAGACATACCGGAAAAAGTAAAAGATCTAGCTAGAAAGAGAATGATGCAAATAGTTTTTGTATTCCCTCACGAAGGATTCCATTTAGATTCACATTGGTGGATGGAAAAATTAAATGGGGCCATGACAGCCGAAAAGTTAAATGGAATATATTCTTATTTTATATATGGCGATATAAACTTTACTAAGAATTATGATCATTGGATTGCCAATAATCCGGCCGGACAACAAAGTGAATTTACCAAAACAATTGGTTATGATTATTTTCAATTTTTATATAGACAACAATATGTATTAAGAACAGATCCATTGGAAAGAGGATTGTTTACTATAGACAACGCAAGAGAGTTTATTCAACCAGACTCTATCTATGAACGTGAAACAATACATAGTGTTCCAACAGCGGAAGATAAAACCCGCGACTTATTATGTTTTAATGGTTTACCTAGACAACATAGACTAGCGATTGTATCAGAATTAGATCGATTAGGTTATGATAAAACTAACTCTTATATCAGCTTCTTATTACGATTCTATGGAGAAGATGGAGGAGCAGCACAATACAAAAGGCATTGGAAGTCGACTTTAGATCAAATTAATAATGATTTATTTAATACTAAAACACAGAGAGATCATTTAAATGAATATTTTAGAGAGCCCCGCCAGTTAAAATTAGATATTTCATCAGAAAAACTACAACAAGATGATAGGTATTTTGACAAAACATTATATGAATCATCATATTTTTCCCTAGTCAACGAAACAATTTTTTATGAAAACGATTCCAATCAATTAATGAACCTGTTTATTACAGAAAAAACATATAAACCTTTAATGAACTATCACCCATTTATTATTGTAGGCCTTCCATACACACTTCGATATTTAAGACAACAAGGGTATCAAACTTTCCCAGAAATGTTTGATGAATTTTATGATGCCTTTAAAGATCCAAAACAAAGACTCCAGTGCATAATAGATCAACTAGAGAATTGGAAAGGAATATCAACAGATGATAAAAATGAAAAGTATAATTCAATAAGACATAAACTTGCATTTAACAGGTTTCACTTCCTACACCAAAACAAACACCAACAACTTAAAGACAGAAAAAGAGATATCTTGTTATCTTTGCATCCTTATAAAAATGATTAGATGGGGATTATCAGCAGGCCACCATGACGCGGCAATTTCTGTGATTGAAGAAGATCAAATATTGTTTGCAGGACATGCCGAACGGTATAGTGGTATTAAAAATGATAAGAATTTAAACCGGGCATTAGTAAACGATGCATTACAATATGGTGAGCCCGAGGCATTATATTGGCACGAAAGTCCTTTTTGGAAAAATACAAGACGTGTATATAGTGGACAAAAATGGCAAAAGAATAATGTTAAAGCATTACTTAGATCTTATGGTTTAGATTATTGGACAGTAAAATACAACACACACCATCAGTCACATGCAGCAGCGGGTATGTTTACAAGTCCTTTTATTAATTCTAATATTATAGTAATAGATGCCATTGGAGAGTGGACGACTTCAAGTATATGGAGTGGTGCACTAGGTAAGCGATGGAGCACACGTTATCCCACTTCTTTAGGAATGTTTTATTCTGCCATTACAGACAGGTGTGAATTAAAAGCAAACGAAGACGAATATATTTTAATGGGTATGGCTGCGTATGGAGATCCAGACAAGTATTATGAACCCATGAAAAAACTATTACAATTAAACCTACAAAAAGGTTGCAGAAATTTTGCGTGGGATCAAGACGATCCACATAATACAATGTATTTTGATTTTGCAGCAGCAGCACAAAAAATATACGAAGAAGAATTTAGAAAAATATTAGAGATATCTAAAAAGTGGGACATCTCAAATAATTTAGTATTGCAAGGAGGCTGTGCATTAAATTGTGTAGCAAATGCTATTGCATTAGAGTATTATGATAATGTATGGATAATGCCTAACCCAGGAGATGCCGGATCATCATTAGGAGCTGTTCTAGCACATACACACCAGCACGTAGAGTTTACACCTTATTTAGGATACAATATACCAGGTCCATATCCTGCACAAGAATTAATAGAGGAATTACTTAAAGGAAATATAGTAGGAGTAGCTAACGGCAGAGCAGAGTTTGGCCCAAGGGCATTAGGCAACCGTTCATTATTAGCAGACCCTCGAGGCACAGACATAAAGGACAGAGTAAATAAAATAAAAAGGAGACAGAAATTTAGACCTTTTGCTCCTGTTATATTAGAAGAAGAAGCACACAAATATTTTGAAATGCCAACTAAAGAAATTCCATATATGCAATATACAGTCAAATGCAAAGAGCCTGAGAAATACCCTGCAATAGTTCATGTTGATGGTACTTCAAGAGTTCAAACAGTTAATAGAAAACAACATCCAGGCCTATATCAATTATTAGTAGCATGGAAAGATCAAACAAGTTGCCCTATGTTACTAAATACGAGCCTTAATATAAAAGGTAAACCAATTGTAAATACAGTTCAAGACGGTAAAATGTTTGCTCAAAAATACGATATCAAAGTGTTTTGACCTATAAATAGAAGTATGGACACACAGAAGGCAAAGGTAATTCCATTTAAGAAAAAAGAACCGAAAGCCAAAGTAATTAAAGGTTATCGGATGGCTTTTTATACTGAAGAAGAAATAGATCTTGCTTTACTGTGTTTGAATACTTGGGGATTTAAGGAGTTAAGATATTCACGACCTGTTTTAAAAAGACTTGATCCACTATATATCAAGGAATGCCTAATACAAGGTTATAATTCTGAGCTCTTTTCAACGCAAAGTAAAAAGACTATCTTTAAAATTATAGATAGTGTAGAAGAAATCGCGATCGCGGTTCAATAAGGATAAGATAATGCCAATATATACAATCGAGAATACCATCACCGGAGAGGTTGAAGATCAGTTATTATCGATTTCAGCAATGGAGGCATTGATATCAGACAACCCACACCTAAGACAAATAATTGGAGCTCCGAACATAATAGGAGGAACAGGAGACCGTACAAGACCGCCCGATGGTTTTAAACAGGTTTTATCTAGGGTAGCAGATGCTAATCCCACTTCGGCTTTAGCAGACGATTACGGGCGAAAAGACAAGAAGTCTACTGCCATCCGAGACTCATTGAAAAGAGTTAAAAAGAAGTTAGGACCCATATACAACGATTAAAAGGGGGTGATCCTTGCCTAGAGCACATATACGATGTTCAAAGATCAATAACTTAGGAGCGTGCCTATAAAAAACATCAAAAGAGTGATCAAATAATCAAAAAAATGCTTGACTTATGGTCCGGGATAGTGCATAATGTATGTATATTAAATAAAAAAGTGAGGACAATTAATATGAATGAAGAACTAAAAGCAAAACTAGACATACTACTAGATGCCATTGCCAAGGATTACGAAAGATGGACCATTAAAAGCTTTAAAGCTAATGGGTACGACATGGATCGTGGAGAAGCCAAAATCAAAGAATTCAGGGACGCACTTGAAGTAAAAGTTGGCCGTAAATTTATTAAAATTCTCTCAGAAAGAAGTGTTTGGGGATTTGTAAATTTAACACATGAAAGATTCCGTGAAGGTGATATCCTTAAAGCAGCAGGTTACAATGCTCCAGCTCTTAATAGACCTAGAGGAAATGTTTTTGAAGACTACAGCGTAGCATGGACAGGACCACATTATATAGCTGGTTACTCAGCAGGTGGTACTAGAGCAGAAGGCCTTAACAGAGGCGGTTCTACAATGGTGAGATCATAGATGATATATCCATTACAAACACTCTACAAAAGAGACACAAACGGAAACATTCGTGAATGGACAGTTGAATACAGTGGTCCAATTAATCCTGGAATAAGAACTATTTCAGGAATTAAAGATGGTAACCTTGTAACTTCTGAATGGAAAGAAACATTTGATAAAAACTTTGGCAAAGCAAATGCCACAACAAGTTTTGAACAAGCTCAGAAAGAAGCCCAAGCATTGTGGGATAAAAGAATTGAAAAAGAGTATTTCAGAGACGAAGCAAACGTTGACAAATACGATAAATTCAAACCACAACTTGCACATGACTATACTAAAAGGCCACAGTCAAGTGGTATTAGTCAACCAAAACTAGATGGTATTAGATGTATTGCTAGAGTAGATGGACTATATACTAGAGCAGGAAAAGAAATCACTACATGCCCTCATATAGAGGCAGCATTAATAGACTTTTTTGAACACTATCCAAATATAGTTTTAGATGGAGAACTTTACAACCACAAACTGAAAGCTAATTTTAATAAAATTACAAGTCTTGTTCGTAAAGTGAAACCAAGCGAAGAAGAATTAGAAGAGTGTATGGACTTAGTTGAGTACCATGTTTATGATTGTTTTGATAAAGATGATACAAGCAAACGATTCTTAGACAGATTTAATGGTCTATCGAGAGTACATAATCCAAAAGTAGTTTATGTTCCAACTGAAGTATGTGATGATCAGGAAGCTTTAGATAAGTTATACTCAGAATATACTGAAGATGGTTTTGAAGGACAAATGGTTAGAAACAACGAGCCTTACGATAACAAAAGAAGTAAGAATTTGTTAAAAAGGAAAGAGTTTATAACTGAAGAATTTGATGTTGTTGAAGTGTTAGAAGGATCAGGCAACTGGTCTGGTTACGCCAAACACTTTGAACTAAAACTTGGAGATGGTAGAACATTTAGAAGTGGAGTTCGTGGCAACCAAGCATTGTTAAAAGATTTATTAGAACAGGAAGTAAAACCTACGTGGGTGACATGTAGATACTTTGAATTATCCCCAGACGGAGTTCCTAGATTTCCTGTTGTTATTGACTGGGGTGTAGGAGTGAGAAATGACTAATAAAGTAGAAGACCGTCATTCAATCCTAGCAGAAACTTCTGGAGGCAAATATACGCCTGAAGAAGTGCGTGACCTTGAAATGGGTTTAATAGCAGACGCAGCTGTACAAGAGCAAGAAGAACAGAATGCCAAAGCAGCAGGCTATTGTTACCATTGTGGCAGCGAGCTAGACGATTGCACAGGATATAAGTGTTGGATACGCTAAATGTATGTTTGCATTTGTAATGCAATAACAGTTAGTGATTTAGAAAAAAACCCAGAACTTGAAAAGTTGGTGGGTACAAAATGTGGGAGATGCATGAATTTTAATCATATGCCCGTCGATATAGACGAACTAGAAAGAATTAATACAAGTCAAGGAAGGAGATATACCACACCTAGTGGTTTGTTGTATCCTTCAATCACGACAATCTTATCTTATAAATCAAAACCAGGCATTGATGCTTGGCGTAAGCGTGTAGGAGAAGAAGAAGCAAACAAAGTAACACGAATCGCAACAACTCGTGGAACAGCAATTCATAAGCTCTGTGAGAATGCTCTACGTAATGAGCCTGAAGATGTATCAAAGCTTAGTATTTTAGATCAAGAAATGTATTCAGACTTTCGTCCTTTGTTAAACGAAATAGATAATATAAGAGCTATTGAATCAACCCTATATTCAGATCATTTAAGACTTGCAGGCCAAGTAGATTGTATCGCAGAATATAGAGGTAGATTATCTGTAATAGATTTTAAAACTTCTAAGAAAAAGAAAGAAAAGTGGATGTGTGAAAATATGTTCATACAATGTTCTGCGTATGCTATTATGTTTGAAGAAAGAACAGGAATACCTGTAGATCAAATTGTAATTTTAATGGCTCAAGAAGATGAAGGACCTGTGGTTTTTGTTGAAAAGAGAGATAATTATGTTCCTAAATTAATGGAAGCTAGAAACGAGTTTGAAAAAAAAACAGGGGCCTATACTAGGAACATCAACCATATGAGTAGTCCGACTAGCTCTCCTTGGCCTGGCTCTCGTATAGATATAACACGAAGAGTTAAACCCGCCGATTGGAAGAGGCCACCTTCAGATATAGATGAAAACCTAGGAAAAGATCTTTATCAGATAGACTCTGATGTCACACCTAAAAATTTATATATAGAGCTGAAGGCCGGACGCAAAGAAGCGCCAGAACAAGTATTGGGCTCCCGAGGAGTCCCCCAACTTGCTAATACTAGAGTAGGAGGCGATGACGATCATTTCGTATTTTTTAATGACCCTGCAGATCTGAGTAAGCGATTGGTGTCAGGGGAGTGGGAAGAACATGACATTACAATATTCAATCCATTTGAATACGAGATCTTTCAAGCCTTAGATTACGACAAAATAATAGCAAAAACATATACAGAGTTAAATTCGGGTGCTTGCCAAACAAGATATGCCAATCTAAAACCGGGCCATGAAGTTATACAGTGGTCTCTATTTTGGCTATTCCATACATTTAATATAGGCCAACGCGTAAACACAATAAGAATGCCTGATCAAAACCCTACAGTATTATTTTGTTCAATGAATGGCAACACGAGAAGCCACAGAGATGAACTCTGGAGGCAACTTGTCCATAAGAATTTATTAAACAAGTATTGTTCTTATTTAACCAGAGGAGTTACAATTGATATTACTCCTGAAACTGAACATAACAGTTTAAATATGACTGGGGAGGAAACAGTAAGCTCACACACCTTTCCACCTTTTTACAAAGACGTATTAATCGACGTTGTGTGTGAAACAATGCCCCATGCTCTTTTCTTTACAGAAAAAACTTGGAAGCCTATTTTAGGTGAAAGAATTCCTATACTTATTACAGCCCCTGGAGCGCACCAACAATTAAAAGATTGGGGGTTTGAATTATATGATGAGATACTTGATTATAGATTTGATAATATGGCAGACATGGATCTACGTGTAGAATTCGTTACAAACCAATTAAAGACTCTGGCAGAACATGAAGACCCTAAACAGCTTTATATAAAAACTAAAGAAAAGAGAGCATACAATAGAGAGCATGCTTTAAAGTTAGTTAAACAACAAAAAGACATACCAGATCTGGCCTTTCAAGATATAACATGTTCGAACATGTTGACAGATGTGATATCATACTTCCAAGAAAAAGCCTGAATACACTCGAGAATATACCCAGGCTCAGTTTAGTTATGTAGCTATTATTCCTTCAGCTCTCCTGTTGGAAAGTCTGGTTTTTCAACTTCATTCTTCGTGGACAATTCATCAGTTTCCTCGTCAACTTTAGCAGCAGCATCTTCTACGATTCCTGCGCCTTGTTCGATTACAAAACTGGTTGTATCTACAACATCCTCAGCTACTGCTGTTGCGATGTTGGCCGCTCCTTGAACAGTGGTGTCTACTGCAGTTGCTGCAACGTCCCTTACTGTATCTATGGCTGCTCCTACTGAAGCACAACCACTAACGGTTATTCCAAGAAAAAGAAAAACAGCTGTTATTATTCTTTTCATTTTTTACTCCCTGTGGCAATAAACTATCTGCCACTTAATATATTTATAAGGAAGTGATGTTGGATAACAGTTTTTTCTTGGATTTGTTGGGGAGGCCTTGGGGGGTTTCACTATCGTTGAACAGAGATCCATTGTGCTTATGATACATAATATCATAGGCAATCTCTAAAGAATGGACAATAAGCATTATAGTAAGTAAAAAGGCACAGATTTTAAGCCACTTTATCATGTGTTTCATAGTTATTATTTATGTCTGTCTCAAAACTGAGACAAAGGAAAAGGGTAGCCCAAAAGCTACCCTCCCTGGAGCTTAATTTAAGCTCATAGAATTCTTTATTACTAAACCTAAAAGGTAGCCACAAAAGAAAAAGGTGGCCGCCCATCCTGGATATTGTTTACAAAATTCCCATATTTGTTGTATGAACATTTTTTTAATCTCCTATCATCTGGAGATACATTAATATAAATGGTAACAGTATCGGAGCTATCATGTAAGTTACTAGCTGAACCGCATCGCTGATTTTCCGATATCCTCTTTCGGGGTATCTAGGATCTTCACTTAGTCTGTCAATTTTGGCTTTCATGCGCTTCGCAACTGTACCCAATGCTGCCGTGGTCATGAAAAACCTCCTATAGTTTCCTGTTTTAGTGTATTATAACACCAATGTATTTATACACACAGAAGTTTTGGTACTTTTGGGCTTGATTCTTACCTCAGATTAGTCTATAATATACACTATAAATAACAAACAATAAAGGAGGCAAAGACTATGAATAGAAAATGGCCATTGTTACCAATATTATTTTTCGGAATGTTACTAGGATTTTTCACGGGGCCTGTTAAGGCAGAACAACATGAAGACATCCAATGTTTGGCAGAGAATATATATTTTGAAGCTAGAAGCGAATCAACTGCTGGAAGAATTGCAGTAGCTCTAGTAACACTAAACAGAGTAGAACACCCTAACTTTCCTGACACGGTTTGTGGTGTTGTTAAACAGACTAAATACTATCCCAGCGGTAGAATAGATCTTCATTCGTGTCAGTTCAGTTGGTATTGTGATGGTAAATCAGATGCACCAACAGAAAAATGCTGGGACGATATTGTATTACTAGCATCTGTAATGTTAGGTTGGGAATCAAAAGACTTTACACAAGGCGCTTTATGGTATCACAGTAAAAAGGTTAACCCTGATTGGGCTAGTCATTATGTTCAAACGGTTAGTATAGACAACCATATCTTCTATAAACCTCTTGATTAATACTTCTAAAGAAACTATAATAACACTATGTTAACGGATATGCCTAATATTATAGTTACCGGTGGTTGCGGATTCATTGGATCACACTTTGTAGCAAACTTACTTGAACAAGGATTTTTTGTTACTGTGGTTGATGATAATAGAACAGGAAAAGTTTATTTTAAACACGCCAACGTTGAGTATCATAAACAAGAAGTATCAACCTTTAATCCACATCATGCAACAATAGAACCACCTGCTTGTATATTTCATTTAGCAAATAGTCCACGAGTAAGGCGTTCTTTAGAATATCCATCAGAAACAATAACCAATAATATTGCTACAACCACAGCCGTAGCAGATTGGGCAAGAGTATTTAATTGTAAATTGTTTTTTGCTACTTCTTCGAGTACACAATATCAAGAAGCACAAGAAAATCCCTATACATTTAGCAAGGTAATGTGTGAGCAGTTACTATATTTGTATAGGAAATTATATTCTTTAGATTATGTTTTGATGTATTTTTATAATGTATATGGACCTGGCGAGGCTGACTATGGAGAATATAGTACAATCGTTAGGAAATTTAAACAAGACTATTTAAAAGGCGAAGCATTAACAATTTATGGAACAGGGAAAAAGGAAAGAGACTTTACCCATGTTCACGATGTTGTACAAGGAATGTTACAGATCATGGCTGATCCTAACTTACCTCCTGCAGCACACTTTGGAAAGGGTGATCCTAAAACAATATCTTCTATTGCAGAAGCGTTTGATCATCCTGTGGTACATACATTTGATAGAAAGGGAGAGGCAAAGCGCACCTGTTGCACTCAACCTTATATAGAATGCCATAATGATGTCCACGATTATATTAAAAAATGGGTGAAGGAGAACAAGAAAAATGATGCCAAAAGTAGTAGTAGACAACACAATAAAAATGACTGAAGAAAAAGTTAGTGATGTCTTTCTCGTTACAAAGGAGTTTCATACCTCTACAGAATTTTCACAATTTATCGAAAAGATGGCGTTCAATACGAACTCACCATGTATGGATATTGTTGTGGATTACTGTGAAAAGAGGACAATTGAAATCGAGAGTATTAGTAAGTTCTTAACAGCTTCTATCAAAGCAAAGATAAAAGAAGAAGCGTTAGATCTTAACTTACTTAAAGAAAAGAGAAAGTCTAGCTTACCCATATGACACCATTAGAGGCATACAAAATTCATGTAGCTGTTAAAAATCATTTTTGGGGTAAGTATAATCAAAAGAAATACCCTAACATGTTTAAGAATAGATACAAGTATGGTAGAGCCCTTAACATTCCAAACCGTGTTTTTGAATCAAAACATGGCATGGTAGGAATGTTTAAAATGATATCTGACAAATATAAAAAAGAAGAATTCATAGCTTTATCTGTTGCTAATGCAGCAGCAGGAGATACTAAATGTGGAATGCCATTTGGTATAGAAAGCAATCAAACGTTTAAGGCATGGGAAGCTAGAAGGGATAAAATTAGTTACACGTTTGGCCAAGATTTAGAAACCATAATAAATTCAGATAGAAAACTTATGGGATCTAATAAAGATCATCCAGTAGAAATACGGTTGTTATTAGGTAAACATATAGCAATAGAAAGCGTTGTTATATTAGATCAAATACTGCCTTTTGTGGATGATTATATAGAAGATCTTATAATAGGAGATACATGTTTATTAGTTAAAAGGTATGAACCATTCGTAATGAGTAATACCAAATTACTTGCTGACAAACATAAAGGTCTTATAAATAAGATTGCTAGGACTAGAAATAGTTCTAATACAACGCAAATACAATGCAATACAACGTAATACAACGCAATACAGGAGAATAATATGTCGTTTAATACACTTTCAGACCTCAGAAAACAAAGAGGCAACTTCGACAACTTAATGAAAGAAGTCGAGAAAATCTCAAATCCCCAATCATTTAAAAAAGGTGATGAGCGGGAATGGAAACCAACAGTAGACAAGGCAGGTAACGGTTACGCCGTTATTAGGTTCTTGCCTGCACCTCAAGGCGAAGATATGCCCTGGGTTAGAATGTGGAATCATGGATTCCAAGGACCAACCGGGAAATGGTATATCGAAAATTCACTTACAACTTTAAACAAGCAAGATCCAGTCTCAGAATTAAATTCCGAACTTTGGAACTCTGGTGTTGAAGCAAATAAGGATATTGCGCGTAAGCAAAAGAGGCGCCTAAGTTATTATGCTAACATTTTAGTCGTTGAAGACTCATCTAATCCAGATTCAGTAGGTAATGTATATTACTACAAGTTTGGTAAGAAAATCTTTGACAAGATTAAAGATGTTATGCAACCACAATTTGAAGACGAAAACCCAGTCAATCCTTTTGACTTTTGGGAAGGAGCAAACTTCAAATTAAAGATTCGACAGGTAGAAGGCTATCGTAATTATGATAAAAGTGAATTTGATAAAGCCACACCTATTGATGGTAGTGATGAGAAAATTGAAGAGATTTGGGCTAAACAACATTCTTTACAAGAGAAGGTTGGTCCAACTGAATTCAAAACTTATGAAGAACTTAAAGCTAAATTAACTTTAGTTCTTTCGGGTGGTCCTAAGGTCGCAACGGCTGAGCAGATCTCTCAAACTACAAACGATGCAGCAGACGATCACTTTATGGAAAAAGTAAAGTCCGTTCAAGCAGCACCAGAACCTTCAACCAATAATGAAGATGAAGATGAAACTTTGTCGTACTTTAAATCCCTGGCTGAAGACTAAACTTTCAAAGTTTTGGAGCCCTCTTAGGAGGGCTTCTTTTTTCATATAAATATTGACATGATTGATTTATTTCCAACTAAAATGTATTTGGAAAATGATGTGGCCCCAGAATTACAAGAAAGGTTGGCTACTTCTATTACAAAAATATATGATGAAAGAGCATATTATGAAGATGATAATCCTATAAAAGGAAGAGTCTGGAGACGCTTAGGTTTATATGATAGTGAAGGGAATCATATTTCTGATAAAAAAACAGGAACTAGCTGGCTAAAAAATCCACCCGGCGAAGTGTCTATGAACGGTGTTGATGGTTGGAAAGACTTAAGAAAAATAATACATAAACACGCAATAGAGTATTTCAAAGAGATAACTGATTATCCTCATATAGCCCAATTAGAACATTATTGGCCAGTACAAGCATGGTGGAGTGTCATGAATGAAAAAGATGATTACCCTTGGCACCATCATTCACAGTATTGTATGCTTGGAACGTATTATGTACAGCACGAACCTGGACACGCACCAATATCTTTTAGATCTCCTATAAATGCTTTAGTTGGTAATACAATACCCGGAACACCTAAAGTTAAGTTAGAGGAAACAATATTTCCTAAAACAGGAGACTTATTTATTTGGCCACCCTGGTTAGAACACGAAGTGCCTGGTAAAGATTCTTACTTATTTAAGAAGAATGACATACAAGGACTTAATAAATTTTATCGAGATCCAGATAATGAAGAATATGGAAAACTACGGATCAGTATTACAGTATGTTTTCTTAAACCCGATATAATGTTAGGATATATGAAATGAAAAAAGAAAATAGAGACAATGTTTATGAACAATTAAAAATTGATGAGGGAGTAGTATATGGAGTATATAAAGATCACTTAGGATATTTAACCTTTGGAGTAGGACATTTAATTTTAAAAGATGATGATGAATGGAACTTGCCAGAAGGTTATGAAGTAACTGAAGAAAGAATTTATGAAGTCTTTCAAAAGGATTTAGATACAGCCATCGGCGAATGTGCAATACTATTTGAAGCTCGTTGGAATAACTTTCCAGCAGAACTACAAGAAGTTCTTGTTAATATGATGTTTAACTTAGGAAGAAATAGACTTGGTAAATTCAAAAAGTTTATAGGCCATTTAGAGAACCATCATTGGAAGCTTGCTTCTGAAGAAATGTTAGACAGTAAGTGGGCTAGACAAGTAGGAAATAGAGCAACCCGACTGTCAGACAGAGTGTCAAAACTATAGGTAGTAAGGTGCACGGCTTAATTTTCGGCGGCCTTTTGACAACGTACCAGGGTACAGATCCTAGTATGAGAAGATCTTCTGGCGCACATAAAATAGCTTCGTTTTTAAGAGAACATGAATATGATATTGAAGTCATAGATTACATTCATGCTTGGACTTTTGAACAGCTTAAAATTTTAGTTGATGATAGGATTACAAAGGACACTCTCTTTTTAGGATTTAGTTCTACCTTCTCTATTGCAACCCCTGCACTTTTAAAACTTATTGAATACATAAAAACACAGTATCCTGATATACCAACAGTAGCAGGAAGCCAAAACATGTCTATGAAGCCATTAAATTGTGATTGGCAGATTTTTGGTTATGGTGAATATGCTATACTAGAATTATTAAGACACTTTCAGGGCGGACCAGAACCCGTTAATACAGACAAAACTATAGATGCATATCATAATTACCAAGCGTATCCAAAGGCAGACTTAACTGTTAGATATGAAGAACGTGATGGGATAACAGATAGAGAAGTATTGTTATTAGAGTTTGCTCGTGGTTGTAAATTTAGATGTGGCTTTTGTTCTTTTCCTGTCCTGGGAGTAACAGAAGATCATACAAGAGCAGCACAAAATTTATATGATGAGTTATCAGAGAATTATGATAAGTGGGGGACAGAAACATATATCGTATTAGACGAAACATTTAATGATACAAGTAAGAAGATTGAGAAGTTTGCTAATGTAATGAAAAAATTGCCATTCGAACCTAAACTCACAGGTTATATTAGAGCAGATTTAATAGCAAGTAGAAAAAAGGATTGGGACAATTTAATATCAATGGGATTTTGTTCTCACTTCTATGGTGTAGAATCTTTTAATAATGCCTCAGCTAAAGCTATTGGCAAAGGTATGAATACAGGGCGTTTACAAGATGGCTTGATAGAGGTAAAAGAATATTTTAATAAGCATGCTGGTTATTACAAAGGACATTTATCGTTGATTGCTGGTTTACCACACGAAACATTAGACACGCTGCGGGAAACTAAACGATGGGTTGATACTTATTGGAAAGGTAATCCTTATCAAATGTCTGTGCTTATGATAAAAGATTTAAATGTTTTCCCTACAGAACTTAGTCACTATTCAAAAATGGATAAAGCTTGGGACGAATATGGTTACAAAAAGGTTCCATTTGATCCTGAGAACAAAGGCATATACACAGGAAATTATCCATGGTATCAATCACTTTATGACTTAATAAAAAGTGGAGCATATCTTTCTTGGGATAGTGGGAACATGACAACGTATGATGCTCTTAAATGGTTGTCAGAGGAATTTTTACATACAGAATATATAGACCCGTTTGTTGTTGATCACTATTTCGTTGATCCTAATGTTACTTGGAAAGATATTGCAAGAATGAATTATACTGAAATGGGTCCTGATAGATATGAGTTAATCAACAAACATATCGAAAGCTATATAAACAACAAAACAACAAATTAAAATTATAGCAAACGCATTTAGCTCTTGTGGCTTTTTAATATTGCGTCTCAATCTATGGGCATACTCCCATATCTCTTCGTCTGGAATCTTCATTAAGCGAACCGCTTGTCTTGAAATCTTTGAATTGAACTGTTTGCTGTTCTAATCCTAGCAGGCATGATTGCAATGTGAGGTTCCTCACTAGGTGCGGGTGGTGCGGGTGGTGCATTGTTTGCTATAACAATAGGAGCGGTATCTGTTGTAGGTCCTCCGCCTGCTTCATCAGTCCTATTTTCAATAGCTTGTGCTGTGGGCGTTGTGGCTGATTCAATTACTGAAGCAGATTCTGATTTCTTTTTCTCTAGTTCTGCCTTAACAAGGCCCATGTCTTCCTCAGACAAATCATCATCTTGAACTATTGCTTGTAATGATTGTATGGAAGCTCCTTCTAGTTTACTTGCATCCAATTCAGAGTTGCCCATCCAATCCGAATCATACAAACCGCTTGCTTCTGCTCTAGCCATACCAACTTCCGATTGTGTTTGTTGGATCTTGCCAATTGTTTTTCTATCAACACCTATTGCTTTAGTTGCTTCATCATTGTTCATTAGAGCTTTAACTATAGCAGCATTTTTAATAGCAGCTTTATCGTGGTCTGATACGTCTTCGCCTGCTTGTTCTAATAGTTCTGCTTCTATTTCATTTGCTTCTTGTTTTATTTTACCTGCCAAAGCAGAATCTTTTTCTTCAATTTGTTCTAATGCCATTTCGGCTTGTGCATTAGATTCTGCCAATTCTCCTGGTGATACATCAATAGCATCTGCTACTGCTCCACCGGCCTTTTTACCTAACCAACTACCACCAAAGTAACCAATGGCTCCACCAATGAGTCCACCAATAGCTGTGCCTACAATAGGAATAACAGAGCCAATTGCTGCGCCTGCTGCTGCTCCTGCTATGGCACCGCCTGCTCCACCGGCTCCTTCTCCGACTGCTTCTGCTTTTGCTTTTTGTTCTTCTTCTGCGTTTAACTCTCCGGCATCTGCTGCGGCTTCTGCCTCTCGGGAACCACTAATTGCTGTATAAGCTCCCATGCCAACACCAGCAATGGCTCCACCAAATCTAGATGCTCCTCTTAATGCGCCTTTCAGTAATCCGCCACCGCCTCCGCTAGCGCTACTGGCTAAGGTAGTAGCTGCTGCACCACCGCCTCTGACTGCTGCACCTCCACCACCGCCTCTGAACATGTTGCCTAGTCTGCTTAGTTTGCTTACCTTGCCTACCTTTCCTGTTTTACCTCTTTTACCGCCTTTACCTTTCTTGCCATCTTTACCCTTGCCATCCTTGCCTTTTTTACCTCGACGGCGACGGCCCATCATTCCACCCGATCCGCCTTCTTCTTCACCTCCACCACCACCACCTGCGGCACCTGATTCTAATATATCTCTAATCTCTTCTAAGGTTTCTAATTGTTTTTCTTGTATGCTTTCTTTATCGATACCTGTTCTTTCATCTTTTTTCTTTGCTGGTTCCTTTTCTCTTTCTGCTGTTCCTTCTGCCTTTTTGGTTTGTTCTTCTTCTTTGGCATCACTTTTTTCTTCTGCTTTATCAGTCTGTTCTTTAGTTTGTTCTTCAGTCTGTTCTTTAGCCTCTTCGGTTTTTTCTTTTATGTATTCTTCTTTGGCTTTTTTAGTAAAGTCTCTGCCATCTTGTGCAGCTGTTTTTTCTATGCCTCTTGCGTCTTCTTCTTTTTCTAATAATGCCTCGCCTTTGTCTCGAGTCTCTCTAGGTGAAATCTTACCAGCGGCATCCTCTCCTAATTCTTCTTCTTCTTTTGCCTTCTTCGCATCTCTTTCAGCTTTGCCGTAATCGTCCTCACCTTTCATTAGGCCAAGTCCTTCTTCACCTAATGCGTCTTTAATTCCTTCAGCTTGAGCTTCAACAGCAAGCTCTTGTTTAGCCTTTCCTTCTGCTACACGATTCTCTACTGCCTGTCCACCACCACCAAATACGCTGGCCAGCATACTATCTTTTCCAAATAGTCTCTCTGCCGTAAAGGCTTGTTTCATCCCTTCGCCAAACCCTGCATCCGAATCTACTGCAGCAAAGTTTTTAAATGCTGTTGTAACTCCTCTTTCACTACTAAGGTCGTTTCTTACACCTTCCATATCAAGCATTTTATTGATATCTTGGCCTTGTTCTGTCTTATCAAAAGTTTGCTGTACACGAGCTGCTTGTATTCTTACATCATCTCCTGAAACCTTATTGCCCTTTTCGTCTTTTCCACCTTGAGCTTGTATTGCCATCATTTTTGAAAGTTGAGCTAACTCTGCTTGAGCCTTCTTGGCTCCCTCTGCATCTACTTTTTCTAGTGCGTCCATTTGATGCTGGACATCTGCTGCGTTTTTTCCTAGGTTTTTACTTAATGTTGCTGAGCCTTTGGATGACATGGAGGCTTCTCTATTTGTTGTGCCACCCGCATATCCCATACCCGCTCTAATATCATCTGCTAGTCCTGCAACTCTCCCTTCACTTTCTGTAAATTGATAAGCATTAGCATATGCACCACTTTGTTCATTCCTAAATTTAACTCCGCCTTTTTTGTCTTGTTCTGCTCTTGTAAGGTTCCTGCCGGCTATTCTGAGTTTCCTCATGTTCTTGTCGTTTTCGCCTAAGCCAGTATCACCAAAGACATCCTCTTTGTCTTGAACTTGTTGTTTTGAATCTAAAGTTCTTGCTGATGTTTTAGGTGCGAAGAACTTATCATTAAACGAGCCTTCTTCAAACTCTGTACCAAAAGCTGATGCTTCTCGATATTTTCCATCTTGGCTATTGGATTCTGATGCTTTAGATACTTTTTTACCTGGACCACGTTTTGTTTCGATCTCCATTCTTTCTGGAGCACGGCCTCCTGTTGGACCATCCCATCCAGGCGTACCAGGACTAACACCCTCGCCTAAAACTGCTGTTTGTCTTTCCCTTAATTCTTTATTTTTCTTATCGTATGCATCTTTGTCTGCATCAGATTTCCAGCCTGTTTGATTTAGTCTATCTTCAGCATTGGAAAATCCTTGTTCAATGGCTTCCTGATCTAGTGGAGTTTGTCCACCACCAGTACCACCACCGGTGCCACCACCGGTGCCACCGCCAGTACCACCACCTGTGCCACCACCTGTGCCACCGCCAGTACCACCGCCACCACCGCGTAGCTCTTTAATTTTCTTTAGAAGGTCTTCATTGGAGGCTTTGATCTCATCGTTCTGTTTCTCCATATACCTTCGAGACTGGGCTGCTCTTTTATTATGCTTTCTTTGTTGTGTGTGAAACGACTTATCCCTGTGCCAGGTTAAGAGTTCTTTAGCAATTTGTACCTTGTTTGCTAGTTTATTTGTCTCGGCATCTTTCCTTAGTGTGCCGGTATCTTTTCCTAAGGCATCGTGTTGTTCACGAAGGAACTCATCTTGCTCATCAACAATTTTCTTAAGCTGTTTAAATTCTTTTGCATCAGATAGATCGTTGGCCTGATTGCCAAACGTACCACCCATTTGTCGTGGGTTTTTCTCCTCCAAAGAGTCCATTATTGAATCTAATCTTTTTTCTATAATTCTATCGTCTGCCATTTATTTTACCATTTAGCTGAGTCTTGACTCTGTTTCTTTTTATCCGCTTTCTTCTTTAAATGCTGCACTAACATTGAAACGTAAACTTCTCTCTCCCACGGCATCATGTTTTCTAGCTCCGTTAAACTATACTGATGTTCCTGCATAAGCAAGAAATTAGTCTTGTAAAAATTTCCAAGACTCTCCTGAGAAAGAGTTAACCGAAAAAATGTTCGTATCCGTTAATATTAATTTTATTATCAGATTCACAATGTGGACATTTATATTCCACAATATGCTCTAATCTAGGCATTCTTTGAAAAAACTCTCTCATTTTCTCCATAGCATCTATCGGAAGATCTTCAATAAAAGAAGTAACTTCTTCTATAGGATATTCTTTTATACTAAATGTTTCTTCCCCATCAACAACATAATCAATACATTTAGCAACCAATTCATCATCGGTTAGTTCTTCTGCCTGTGCTGCAATACCTGCATTAGGCCATTTTAGATTTACGCCCACTTCATCACTTACTTTAATAAAAGCATCGGGCAAGTTATCTAAACCTTGTACTTTCATTTCTTCTAGTGCTAAGGTATAAGGTGTTCTCTTTTCACACTCACCACAGGTAAGTGTAAAGTCTGCTGTTTCACCTACAGACTTAGCTCTTATTTGAACAAACAAATCTTGTAAGTCAAACATTGAAAGGTCGTATCCATCAATTTTTCCACCGCAACAATTTGTTACGATTTGACAACACGCACTAACCATGTCTTTAAACTCTTCAGACTCACTTGCCAACATAAGAATTTTTTCTTCTTTAACCAAGAAAGGCCTAAACTTAATAGTCTCTCTTGTCGAGGCTAATGTTCCCTCAAATATTGGTGTTTCCACCCTAGGTAATGTCATATATTTTCTCCATTATATTATTTATCCTGTTGACTGCTCATGTTTATCAGCAGCCATACTTACATTAATTGCTTTAGACGTCCAGTATGTTGAGGATATAATTAGTGTAGTTCTTGCTAGACTAACACCCCCGTGCGCCAATGGTACTAAGTTTAATACCTTTGGTGTGACTTCATAAAGTTTCCATCGTGTTCTTTCCACGCCATTGAGATCTAACATTTTAATTGTTACTTCTCCAAATTGATCATCTGGAAATGCAACTTCTTTTGAAGTGCTACCAACACAATGATCTATCCAAAGCTCAAATACATGTCTTAAATACCAATCATGATCTGTTAAAAACGTAATATTAATTTCGTTTCCTAAAAAGTTGACGTTTGAATTTCTCATAAAGTTCCATGTACCTATAGGAATTTCTTTATTTTGTAATACCATACCAGGGATTTGTACTTCTTCACACATTATTGTTGCTTCGTCTGCTGGTGACTGCCATTCAACAGGACCCTCATCTCCACTTGGAATGCTTTCTCTAAGTTTGGTGATTTCATCTCTCATCGTGTCTGGAAAATGAAACTCACACTCAAAACGTTCAGTCCTAGCTAAAGGCCTTACCTTTATCCTTTCCCAAAAATTTTGGAAATTGGTTTTGGCTTTATCCCCTCGAGCCATTATACTTGTCTCCTTTTACGTTCAGGTTTTTTAGCAGACTGTTGATATACTTCAAATGCTCTAGCACCAACAAATTGATGCGTGTCTAGAAATATTGCTGACTTCCAATGTACTGGATTTACTTTATACATTCTGCCTGAAATCTGATTTGTTAAATATTTTTTAATAGACCCTCTTACTTCTGGGTACCTACTGAAGTTTCTTATAAACCCCCATTGTGCATTTAATTTACTTTTTACATCTATGTCTAAATCTGAGGCATCCATAAGTTTACCTAGTAATCTAGCCCTTACTAAAGGAGCAATATAATGTAAATTAATTCCACTAAAACCTGTTGGCAAAGGATCAGATATTATAACTAAAGGAAACGTATCATAATATGGTAGTGTTTCCTTATGTTTTGGATCATATTTAAACGCATACATTTGACCTATTTCTAATGTTTGCGCATATTCACCTAAGTCTGAACCAAACACCTCATTCGGTTGATTTAATCCGCTCGCTACATTACGAACAGTTTTCATATACCAAGCGGCAGAGCGTTCTTTGTCTCCTGCCTCTATTCTAATGTCTGTGAATGGTGTTGCCATAATAGTATTTATAATTAAATACCCAAATCTTTTTCAGTAATAATCATAAATTCCATATTTTGTTTTTTACAAAAGTCTTTAGCACTTTTCCATTTGGCCTCATTGACACCGTATTGTGCTACTTCTTGTAGGTATCTTTTGGTTTTTCTCTTCTGTGTATCAGGAGGCTTTGTGAATCTTTCGGGTTTTACTTCAACAAGATACTTTTTCTTGTCTACTTCTATATAAAAGTCAACCATATATTTGTGAACTTTGTTGTCTAGTGGGTTACGATATGGGATAGCTACTTCTTCTGATGCCCAACCTTTAACAGACTCGTTCAGATCACACCAATTCATAAATTTTAATTCATAACTGGACCTATAGACAATAGATTTTAACTCCCCGAGATACTTTATTGGATTTCGAGGAATAAACTTGCCTTTATATATTTCTTTGGCGTAAACCATATAAATAAGTATATAACATAACTAGGAGTATTTATATGTCTTGGAGGCCAGGAGACCTTTTTAGATCCGACGAAACGATAGCGGCACGAGACCAACAGATCGCAAATAGAACTTCGATTGATAAAAATCAGGAGCTGGCTATAAATGCTGACAGTCATCATGAGATGATAGATGCTCAGCAAAAAGAAAAAAACAGAACCTGGGACTTTAAGAACGGAGAAGGGATTGGTAATAGGGCAGGAACGAACGCCTTAAGATATCCTCAAGAATTACAAAAACAAAACCCCGATTCAGACGAACTTTTATTACCAAACGGTGTTAAATTTTATATAAATGCTAGACAAACCTCTGTTGCAGCAGAAACACAAGCCATGGCCGTTGAGGGTAATACAAGCATGCAGCAAGAACTAATAGAAGCAAATCAAGAATACGCAAAAGAATATACAAAAGAGAATAGAGCAAAAGCAGAATCTTATGAAACAGCGGCAGCAGCAACAGGTGCCCTAGCAGCAGCCTTAGGTACAGCAGCAGGTATTGCAAACGGAAATATTATAAAAGATAGCTCAAACCTTGGAAAGACATTATTAACAGCAGGAACAGCATTAGTTGGAGCTGGTGTGGCCGCGCTTGTAGCGGACAATACTTCTACATTAAGGTTATTAAAAACCATTTCTTTGTATGTACCTCAATCAATAATAGCAGCATACTCAGCCAATTGGAATGAACAAGATTTAGGAATCGCAGGAATGATAGGTTCGGGTAGAATGGATTTCGCAGACTTAGCAGAAGCACCGGAGTTCGCAGGCAGGGGCGCAATAGCAGCTGCTGCCAATGTACCTAAAGCAATAGGTGCAGATGCAGATTTTGGAGCAACATTAGAGGCAACATCTAAAAAGGTTTCCAATCCATATAAAGAGCAGTTATTTAAGAGTATGGGTTTCAGAAAATTTTCTTTTAATTATACCTTTGCTCCTAGAAACTCTAATGAGGCACAAATGGTTGCTGATATAATTGAAACTTTTAAATATCATATGCATCCAGAGTCTTCACCCGGAGATATGTTTTTAATTTATCCCGCGGAATTTTCAATAGAATTCACCCATGGAGAACAAGGCCTTAGAAACAAAAACTTACCTAAAATATCATCTTGCGCATTAACAAGCTGTAAAGTAACTTACGGTCCAGATGGTATGTTTAATACGTTTAAAGGCACCGAAGGTTATCCAACAGAAATGACTATGGAACTTGCATTTACAGAACTAGAAACATTAACAGCGGTAAGAATAGCACAAGGTTATTAATATGTATTTTAAAGCACTTCCAAAAATGTATTATCCTTATGCAGGAACAAAAACAATCGTTCCAGATATATTTCGTAGAGTACATTTAGATAAATATTTCCAGAACAAACTTAATTTAATTAGCCATTATATTGGCGACGGAGAAACACCTGAAATAATTGCTGAACAATATTATGGTTCTACAAAATACCATTGGTTAGTTCTTGTTGCTAATAATATAGTAGACATACACAGAGACTGGCCACTAAGCACAAGAAATTTAAATGCTTATGTAGAAGACAAATATGGCGTAGGCAATAGTACAGATGTCCACCATTATATGCTATCAGAAGATCATGATGTTATAGTAGATTGGGATTCTGTCCTAGTAGCAAATGGAACCTATCTAGCTGTTACAAATTTAGAGTATGAAACTGATCTAAACATTAAAAAGAGTCAAATTAATCTTTTAAACAAAATATTTTTAAAAGATATAACTCAACAATACATTAGATTAGTTAAATAGTGATGAGATGAATGACAAGACAACAGTAGAAAATATTTCCAAACCTGGAGAAGTCAAATGTGATGAGCTTTTCATACTCACACAAGACATGACAAAATATGACCTCATGCACGAGGCCGGAAAGTTTGTTTTTGAGGTGATCCTACGTGAAGATATTTGGTCCCCTACTTTAAGTGGGTCCATACAAGTTACAGATGCTGTTAATGCAATATCCAAGTGGCCTATTAGGGGCGGCGAAGTTCTTGTTATGAAATATAGAACAGCAACATTAGAAGATAGAGCAGATAATATAATAGAAAAATCATTCCAAATTTATTCTATTGAAAACAGAAAACTGAATAATGACAGAGAGCAAACATACACATTAAATTTTTGTTCTATTGAAGCAATCAACGATCAATCGAGAAGTATTACACAATCGTATGGTGCTCCAGGCACAGAAAGAACAACTGATCAGATAGCTGAAAAAATATATCTTGATCACATACAAGAATATAGAAGAATTGATAATCCAAAAACTCAAACAGATTTTATTATAGGGGATACCCCTCACACTTCTAAAATACAATACACTTCTAACTTTTGGACACCCATGCAAAATATGCAGTTCATAAGCAAGAAGTGCCAGGGAAATAAGCATGTGGGTTCAGACTATGTATTTTATGAATCTAATAAAGCATTTTATTTAACATCAATACAAAACTTAATACAAGCTCAATTAGACGTAGGGCTATTTGAAGAGTTTGTTTATGCTCCACCCAACTTAAAGGTTCCTGTGCGTGGAGGAGGCGAGACTTTTTTAGCCCAACAACTTCCAGATTCTTTTAGTAAAATAGAATCAATACAAGTGCCTAGAACAATTGATATATTAGATGGACAAGATAGTGGTTATTATTCAGCATCCACAATAGCTTACGATTTGTTTACAAAAGAACAGACAGAAGTTACATTAGATGGTAGAGATCAATTTAGCAATTTCGTTCATACAGACATAGGAATTCCAATACCTGGAGGCATACAACGTAATCCATATTCATTTGTAAATATTAAATATTTAAATCAAGTTATGTTTACGGGTATGCAAGGTGGTTTAGTAGAAGGTAAGTATGGTGCCGCAGCTAACCCAGCAGTATTGGCTAACAACTTATTTAGACAAGTTTATTTTAATTCATTTAACGACTATACTTTTGAAATAGATTTGCCAGGAAGAACAGACATAGAAGTAGGCAAACTTATTAAAATGGTTTATCCAAACGCGGGGGACAAACCTGCAGACGCAACGTATGATGATTTAGTCGATCCTATATTAACAGGCAATTATTTAATAACTGCTATTAGGCATAAGTTTGATAGATCAAGACATACAATGAAAGTAGAAATAGTTAAAAATGGTTTAGCAAAATCGTTAGGTGAAATAAATGATAGTGTAGTAGGAGCAAATTTATAATGTCAAATTTAAAAAATTACGGTAAATTAAATATACCAGATTTTATTTGGTGGTTAGGTGTTGTTGAAGACAACAATGATCCTACGTGTGCCGGTAGAGTTAAAGTTAGAATAACAGGATATCACACAGGAAACAAACAAACATTACCTGTAAAACAATTACCATATGCTATTCCATTACATTCTGTTACAAGTGCGGGTGTAAATGGAATAATGGAAAACCATTCATTATTACAAGGCTCAACAGTTATAGGTTTCTTTGCAGACGGCGAAGAAGGACAAATCCCTATGATCCTGGGGACTATAGCAGGCAAGCCAGCATCCAAACCAGAGCTCAATGATATCTCAGGATTTATGGACCCAACAGGAAGGTTCCCTAGACTTCCAGACGATCCTGATGAAGGATTTGCAGGAGTAGGAGAACCTGATGTTTCCAGGCTTGCTAGAAATGAAGCAGCAGAAACTCATCACTCTCTAATCAATAGAAGAGAGCAAAGAGACACAGAAATACGCACAGCAAGAGCGCCGTCAGTATCAGAAGAAACCGGCGACTCTATATTAGATGATATAACAGGAAAAGATTACGAAGGAAAAACTTGGGATGAACCACACCCAAGAGGAAAATCAAAAGACGAAGCCGAATACTTTGACGCAGCTCAAAAATTAAGAGAGGGTAGTAGTCCAGAGCCAGAAGATAAAGACTGGACTTCTTTATATCCATTTAATACAGTTAAAGAAACAAGAGCCGGACATGTATTTGAAATAGACAATACAGAGACAAATAGAAGAATTCACGAATACCACCCATCAGGTACAAACCATGAAATTCAAAATGATGGAACAAAGGTTACAAACATTGTAGGCGATAAGTATGAAATTATTGCTAAGGATAATAATGTTCTTATAAGAGGATCATGTAACGTTACAATAGAAGGCGACGCTAAATTGCTTGTAACAGGAGACAAATACGAAGAAGTAGAAGGAGATTATTTCTTATCTATTCTTGGATCAAGAGTTACAAAGATAAATGGCAACGATATTAAAGTCGTTGGAACAGATGTAACACAATCAATTAAAGGAAATAGAACAGCCCGTGTAGCAAAAGACGACACCGAAACAATAATAGGAAATCAAACAATTAGTGTAGCAAAAAACAGAATAGATTCTGTTGCTGAAACAGTTAATAAAACATATAACAAAGATTTAAAAAGTGTTAAAGAAAATGTAGTTATCTCAGCAGGCGGAACATATAGAGCATTAGCAGGAGGCAATGTTTATCTAGCTGCAAGTGGTTTAATGGAAGTAGGATCAGGTTCTACAATGACAATTAAAACATTAGCAGATCAAATATTAGATGTGGCTACAACTAAATCAGATACAATAGGCAGTACCCTCACAGAAACAATAGGTGGAACACATAAACTAACATCTCCAACAGCAGATATTACTTATAGTGGAGGCGAGATTACAGTAGCAGGAATTACACATACACAGCATACGCATACAGAGGTACCTGGAACTGGCGGAGCAAGCTCACCAACTCCTGGATCACAAGAAACTTCAACACCAAATGGATAAGATATGAGTTGCGGACCTAGCGAAAAATTAAAAGAACTTGCAGACAAAGTAGCAGCAGCCGAGGATAAATTCGACGCAGCTATTGACGCATCGCCTTTAGGAAAGTTAAATGAAATAAAGAACGATGCCTTAGAAGATATTAATTCTGTAATAGGCTCCATGGAAAACATGATCCCTAGTATTTTAAATAAGGTTATGGATGCAGCAGATAAGAATTTACATGAAGATGTTGCAGACTTTTTAAAACTTGTCCTATTAGTAGGAGTTAATAAAGATGTAATCGAAACTAATCTTGAATACTTAAAAGACAAGTGGGGCGATATAGACTTAGGTGATGTTAAAAATTTCGATGATTTAGAATCCGCATTAAGAACAGGGGCAGTAACTTTAGAACAGCTTTGTAAACAGATTCCAAATGTTGAGAAAGAGGGGGTTGAGGTTGTAGTTAAAGCGACACCTACTTCTTTCCCAGATATAGACCCTGCAGCAATATTAAAGGGCGGCTCTATCCCGGTTTATAAAAAACCAAAAATTAATATAGATGTAAAAACAAGAGTGAAGGATCAAGCCAAAGAATTTTTTAATTTAGAGTTACCAGATTTCGACTGGTAGTATAAATACTATTATGGCAACACCACAAAAACTAAAAATAGCAAGGTTATATAAAGACTTTGATATGTTGTTTACGAAAAACGCTCTTTCGGGAGATATAAACAAAAAATTAGACGTAAACGCTGTGAAACAATCAATAAAAACATTGCTTCTAACAAAGCCTTACGAAAGACCATTTCATCCGGAGTTGGGCTCGGCTCTTTATCAGTTCTTATTTGAAAACATGGACCCTCAATTGGGGACAAACATATCTACTGCGGTAGAACAACAAATAAGAAATTATGAGCCAAGGGTAGATATAATGAGCATATCAACTGAACCTGATTACGATCAGAATGCTTACAATGTTCAGATAAGATTTTTAATAAAAGGGTTAAACGAACCACAAGACTTATCAGTAAGTCTTACGAGGCTGAGGTAGACAAATGGCACAATTAAACGTATCAGAATTAGACTTTGATAACATAAAGGCAAACCTTAAGACCTTTTTAAATAGTCAAACAGAATTTACAGATTATAACTTTGAAGGTTCAGGCCTTGCAGTTTTAATAGACTTATTAGCGTATAATACGCATTACAATGGCATATTAGCACACATGTTAGCTAATGAAAACTTCATAGATACTGCTATTAAGAGGGAATCTGTAGTATCAATAGCAAAAGCTCTTGGTTACACACCAAGATCTAGACGTTGTTCAACAGCGAAAATTAATTTAGCAATAGCGGTTCCTGCTAGTTACACAGCAACAACATTAGTATTGTCAAGGGAATCTACATTTACAACTGCTGTTAATGGAACAACATTTAAATTTTATCCAACAGGCACAACTACAACACAAGCGGTAAGCGTAGGTGGAGCCGGTCCTTATTGGTTAGAAGGAACACACTCAACACTAGGCAAAGGATATTATTTTCCTTTGTATTTAACAGAAGCAGCAGCAGAAGCAGCAGACACAGGTGGTACCGGAGCAACAACTTATACATTTGCAGAATATAGTGGAGTAAGTTTTTATGCTCCTAACAGTAGTAAAAAAGAAGCACAAACAAATTTAGGCACTCAGATTTCTACAGGTGAAAATACAACGGTATCTTCAGGCTTAACTTATGGAATGTACACCGGACAATCAGCAACAGCAGCATCCCAAACACAATTTGTTTTTCCGGGATTAGATATTAAAGAAGGTGTAAGAGTAGCAAATCAATTTGTTGTTTCAACAGGAGCTGAAGCAGGCCCTTATGTGTTGCCAAATGATAGAGCAGACACAACAACATTAAGAGTTAGAGTACAAAATTCTTCAACAGATTTAACAACAACGGTTTATAATTTAAATTCAACATTTTTAAATGTTAAATCAGATACCAAAGCGTATTTTGTAGAAGAAGGAGCTGATGGTTTATTTCAAATTAGATTCGGAGACGATGTAATAGGTAAAAAATTATCTAATGGTAACATTGTTATAATTGACTATATAAACTCTAATGGAGCACAAGCAAACACAGCTAAAACCTTTGCAGCAACTACAACACTTGCAACAGCAGGAGAGTCAGTTACCAACACCACACATTTGGCAGCTAGTAGTGGAAGTATTCAAGAAAGCATAGACGAAATTAGATTTAATGCTCCTCGATTTAACGCAACAAGAGACAGAGCAGTTACAGAACAAGACTACGAAACACTTATATTAGCAGCCAATCCTAATATACAATCATGTTCTGTTTGGGGTGGAGAGAAAAACGATCCACCTATATATGGTAAAGTGTTTATATCACTTAATCCTGTACTCGGATCATTTATAACAGAATCTGATAAAGATAATATTAAAACAGCAGTTATAGAACCTAAAACTCCGGTATCAATTATTCCTGAGTTTGTAGATCCAGAGTACACATACGTTTCTTTGGATGTAGGAGTAGTATATAATCCTAAATTAACAACATTAGCAAAAGGACAAATAGAAGCAGGCGTATTAGGCAATGTAAACTCTTATTTTAATAATAGTTTGAATAAGCTAAACAAGAGTTTTTATTACACAAGATTACACGACAGTATTAAAGAATTTTCAGATGCAATAATATCTGTAAATATTCAAACCAGATTCCAAAAGAGAATTAAACCTGATTTAGCTGTAGCTAAAAATTATACAGTTAAGTTTAATCAGAAATTACAACCTAGAGAACTTACAAGCACATATTTTGATTTGACAATAGCAAGTGTAACAACAAAGGTCTTATTACAAGACGTTCCTAATTCAGGAGTGGTGGCACCATTGTATAGCGGATCAGGAATTGTTCAAGCAGTTACACCTACAGGAACTATTATAGCAGACATAGGTTCAATAGACTATGATGCAGGTACAGTATCTGTTCCGTCAACAATAATTAACACCCTATATGGAACAGAAGCAACATTAAGAATACAAGTCACCCCTCATGATTCTGTAAAGGACATAACAACACAAGCATTAATTAGAACCTCAGATACTTCTACTGCTCCTGTCGTTGCTAAACCCTCAAGAAATACAGTATTAACACTAGACGATAGTGTAGTGAACTCACAAATAAATTCAAGAGCGGGAACAGTAATAACAGCATCACCTGAAGTAGAAGAGATCTAATGACAGACTATATCCCATCATTTTATAGATACGTTTCGTCTATAACCATCACGGCAGGTGGCACGGGATATAATAATGTGCCTACGATAACTATTGAAGGCGGAGGCGGAACAGGAGCCACAGCGATCGCTACAGTATCAAGTGGAGCGATCACAACAATTACAGTTACAAACATTGGAACAGGTTATACATCTACGCCAACAGTTACTATAACACCACATGCATCTGACACATCAGCAACCGGTGCAACAGCATCAGTAGTATTAGATGCTGCACAAGGCAATATAAAAACAGAAACAAGAAACACTTCCTTTCTAATCGAAGATCAATTCCCAGAATATATCAGAGATGAGTATCCAACATTCGTTACTTTCCTTAAAAAGTATTATGCTTTTATGGATCAAGATTCTAAACAAAGCGATGAAATAGTAAATTACAGTAATGATATTGACTATGCACAGGAAGCCTTTTTAGATAAATGGAGAGGAGCGCTTGTAAATGATTTCCCTAAAAGTGTAACAGTAGATAAACGTTTCTTTTATAAAAGAGCTAAAGACTTTTATGAAGCTAAAGGTACTAGGGAATCAATAGAAACATTTTTTAGGTTAATGTATGGAGAGAACGTTGAAGTACAATACCCTAGTAGATATATTTTAAAACCCTCTGATGCTTTTTATAGTGTTGAACAAGCAGTTAAACTACAAGAAGCAGAGCATGGAGGAGTATTAGAACCGTTAGAGTTACAAGGTAAAAAAATTGATATTAGGTATCATCAATCAACGGGATCTGTTACTGCATTAAATACACAGAATGCAACAGTAACTAGGGTAGAAAAGAATACATATCAAACGAATGGTATAACATTACAACGATTTGATATCATACTTAAATTTGATGAAGTAACAACAGCCGTATATGGCCCAGGAGCAGGCGGTGTAGCAACACCTATAATATCTTCTGGCGGTATAGCAAGTGTAACTGTTAATGACGGTGGAGCTGATTATAGAGCAATACCAGGCATACAAATATTTGGAGACGGTACAGGAGCCACAGCAACAGCTACAATAGCAGACGGAAAAATAACAGCAGTGGCAGTAACTGCAGCAGGTACAGGATATACCACAGCAGGCATTAATATAATCACAGAAACTGCACCCACAGATATTAGATCTTATATCGTTGATGATGGTGCAGGAAACTCGGCTTCAGATATCTATGGATATTTGGTTAGGCAATTAACCGGAGTTACGTTTAAGAGTTATAGTGGTTCAGCAAGTAATGCAGGATTTAAAGTAGGACAAGTTTATAAGATCAATGAAACGGGAGATGATGGTAAAGGATATGCAGCAGCAGGAGACGGCACTAATGGCTCCGGTGGAGGATATTTCCGTGTACATCAAAGTGATACAGACAACTATACCTTCGTAGGCGGACAAAACAATGCCTATATAAGAGTTACGTCTATTACTTCCGCAGGACTCCCTGCAACGTTTCAAATTATTAATGCAGGATCAGGCTTTTTAGCAGACTCTGCAGACATTGTAATTACTTCACCAACAGGAGAAGCGACTACAATAACCATATCCACAGGATATTTATTTGAATATGAAGGTAAGTGGAAAGATGACAGAGGAAAATTATCCGATGTCAACGTATTACAAGACAACAAAAGATATCAACCATATGCTTATGTTATTAAGTCAGCTGTAGAGCAGACAACATGGGACAGAGCAATAAGAGATACCGTACACCCTGCAGGAATGCAAGTGTTTGGAGATCTTATTGTAAGAAGTGTGGTTGATTACAATGTTGCATTCTCAGTTTCCTCAACAGGATATAATTTCTATAAATTCTTAACAACAGATACAGTAAGCACATCTGAAACAGTAGCTAAATTCGTCGAAATAATTAAGACAGATACAAGCACAGCAACAGATGCACACGCAATAGCGTTTACACCTGGGACATTTACTAACACAGCAACAGCTGATGATCAAGATGTAGGTAACCCATACGTTGTTCAAGGAGATGGTGGGTCACCGAACTCAGCCTATTGGAATGATTCTAGTGATGGAGACGATGCAGACAACTATAATATTGGAGAACACAGGTTCTCTTGGGCAATGGCTAAACCTTTAGGACATTCTGTTACTGTTACAGATGCCCAATCGATAGTAGCAGCGTACAACAGAGCGTTCTCAGAATCAACGTCAGTTACAGATAGCTTGACAGTTGGACATATTCTAGAGTTCACAGACACAAGTACAGCAGCAGATGCACCAGCAATATTAGTTAGTAAAGCATTAACGGAATCACAAACGGTATCAGACAGCACGGTTTGGACAATTGGATTAAATAAATCTGAAACAACTTCCAATTCTGATAGCGTAAACAGTATAAATACTAACAAAGGAATAGCGGAAACCTCTTCGGTAGTAGAATCAATCGTTAGTGCCCTAAGCAAACCAAACACAGAAAGTTTGAGTGCAGGGGACACAGGAGTTGGTTTTAACCAAGACTATGTAGATCACTTATATCATAGTGAGGATTATGTAGGAACGGGTTGGTCGTTAACATAAAGATAACATAAACAAAAGATAGATTAGGAGACTAAAATGTTTAAAACAGATAAAACTAAAGCTACAGGTAAGCTTACAGTTGAAATCAAAGACAAAAAGGGCAATGTCAAGGAAACTAGGGAATTAGAGAACCTAGTAGTAGACACTGGCCTAGCCTTTATAGCATCTAGAATGAAAGATGCTACAGCCACAGCCATGTCACATATGGGTATTGGCACAGGAACAACAGCAGCAGCTTCAGGAAATACCGCTTTAGGTACAGAAGCAGCTCGTGTTGCCCTTACATCTACAACAGTTACAAGTAATGCAGTAGCTTATGTTTGCTCATTTGCAGCAGGCACAGGCACAGGAGCTATTACAGAAGCAGGCATATTAAATGCAGCTTCCGGTGGTACTCTTTTATGTAGAACTGTATTTTCGGTTGTAAACAAAGGCGCGTCTGATTCAATGACAATTACTTGGACAGTAACAATTTCTTAAGGGAAATAAATGGCACTCGTATTACGTAGACTAGGCAGAGTAGAATTAGCAAGATCTTTTTATAGAGATATAAAAAACAATAATGACTATTTTCACTTTGCTGTAGGCAGGACACTACCCTGGACAGATGATACTGTTCCAGAGACGCCTGTTGATTCTGATGCTTATGTATCAGAGTTTAGACGTAGTATGATGTTTACACAACGGATAGATTCAGCAGATATTTGCATGTTAGCAGATAGAACTGATTGGGTATCCGGCACAGTTTACGATGAATATGATGATACATATTCCTCAGTAAATCAATCGAACTCGGGAGCACAAAGTTTAGCAGAGGCTAACTTCTTTGTAGTTACCGACGAGTTTAAAGTTTATAAGTGTATATCTAATAACTCTAATGGCGCTTCAACGGAAAAGCCAACAAGCACAGGAACTTCTGTGTTTGAATTAGCAGATGCTTATAATTGGAAGTTCATGTTTCAAATATCAGCTTCCGATCAAAATAAATTTTTAGATGCAGATTATGTTCCTGTTAGAAAATTAACAGGAAACCCAACACATGATGTCAATGGAGAGATTGATAGCATTACAATGACAGCAGGAGGATCGGGATATACTTCTGTACCAACTGCTGCTATTGTTGGTGATGGTACAGGAGCAACAGGCACAGCTACAATATCAGGTGGAGCAGTTACAGGGGTAACAATCACAGCTTCTGGTAGTGGTTATAGTTTTGCCTTTGTTGCTTTCACAGGAGGAGGCGGATCTAACGCAGCAGGAACTGTAAACTTGGGTGACGTAGATAGTTTACCAGCATTACAAAGTGCTGTAGAAGGCGCCGCAGTAGCAGGCACACTAGATAGAGTAGTGCTTACAACAGGTGGACAAGACTATGCAACAGGTGATGTTGTAGTTTCAGTAACCGGTGATGGCACAGGAGCTGAAGCAGCAGCGTACGTTAATGAAACAACAGGAGCATTAACCAAATTACGAGTTACAAATCCTGGATCAGGTTATTCATATGCTTCAATAGTAATAACAAACACAACAGCTCCTGGAACAGGAGCAACAGCTAGAGCTATTATTTCACCACAGGGTGGACATGGTTCTAACGCAACTCGAGAATTATTTGCAAATAATCTTGGACTTACAGTATCATTTGCAGATAATACTAATAAAGATTTAATATTAGGCAACGACTTTAGACAGATTGCACTAATAAAAAACGTATTATCTCCCGCAGCAGCCATATATACAACAAACACAGGCACAGCTAGTTATATTATTACAGTAGCAGATGCAACAGCACTAGCTAATTATGAAATAGATAACAAAATTGTAACAGATGATGGGGGAGAGTTTACGGTTGTTCAATTAGATTCAACTAATAATAAGGTTTGGTTGGCAGCAACGATTCCTACTATTACAAATTCGTCAACATTGGAAAATACTACTCGTAGTTTGACGGGCTTGAGTATAAATAGTGTAACAAGTCCGGAAGTAGATAATGCTACCGGCGAAATTATATACTTAGATAACAGGTCACCCATCACAAGATCGGAAGACCAAGTAGAACAAATAAAAGCATTGATTAGGTTTTAACAAAAATGGCATTAAATTTAAACGCATCACCATATTACGACGACTTTAACGATCATAAGAATTTTCATAGAGTTCTGTTTAAGCCTGGTGTTGCAGTACAAGCAAGAGAGCTTACACAGCTACAATCAATTTTACAAGACCAGTTAGACAAAGGTTTTGGTTTTATGATTCAAGAAGGCGCAGTAGTTACCGGGTGTGCCGAACAAATACTAGAAAGACATTGGGTTAAAATTAAAGACACAGACGCCTCCTCGGTTGCTGTTGATAATTCTACATTAGCAAACTATGTAGGGGACACACTAACCGGTGGCACTTCTGGTTTAACAGCAGTTATAGCGCATACAGAACAAGGAACAGAAGCAGGTGCACCGGTAACAAAACAATTATATTTTAATTATAATACATCATCTACTACTTACGCTCATTTTACGACAGGTGAAACCTTAACAGTAACATCAACAGATTCCTCAAGAAATGGAGATACCTTTCTAGTTCATACAGGAACAACAACAAACGAACAATCCAAATACCATGGTAAAACACATGAAATAATTTTAGAGCCTGGCATTATATATGCAAGAGGCCACTTTATTAGAACAACAAGAATTCATAACTTAATGGATAGATGGTCTAAGTATAATGAAAAATTAGTTGGCTTTCAATTATATGAAGCATCCCAAACATCGGCATCAGATACAAGTTTACTAGATCCTGCACAAGGGTCTTATAACTATAACGCTCCTGGAGCGGATAGAATGCTTATGATGGTTACTTTAAGATCTTTCCACCCATCCATACCAAAACCTGATGATTGGTATCTGTATTTAAGAATTCAAGATGGTGGAGTTATTAGAAATAAACTTAAAGATAATCCACTTTCAGGTGTTGGAGAAATTTTAGCAAACAGAACTTACGACGAATCAGGCAATTATACAGTAGCAGGAATGACAGTAGATGTCAGAGAACATTTACAAAACGCAGCTAACACTAATGGTGGTGTTTATACAGCAGCTAAAAGCGGAAATAGAGATGGACTTGTATTAGGTATTGCACCAGGTAAATCTTACATTGGCGGTTTCAAACGAACATTAGGATCAACCAAACGTGTAGTTATAAGAAAACCTGAAGGGGTAGTAACTAAAGATGGTATGCCAATATCAACTTCTTTTGGTAACTATACTGACATATCATATGTATCTGGATTTTGGGATATAGACGGTGGTGGATCAATAGATTTATATGACACCGTACAAAATGGAGCAGCATCAGCAGCAGGAACAAAAATAGGATCGGCAAAGGCTCGACACGTTGTTCATTCAAGTGGAACAGCAGGAGCAACAGCAGCAGCATATAAACTATATTTGTATGATATACATTTAATTAGTGGTGAATTTGGATCAGTTAAAGGTATAAGATATGAAAACTCATCGGCAGATGGTATAGCAAATACAGTATTAACAGATTCAAAGGCAACAATTAAAGAAGCATCAGCAAATAAAATGTTGTTTGCCATGCCTTACAATCATATTAAAACATTAAAGGCTGCAGCAGGCGGAACATACGACACCACATACCAATACACAAAAGAATTTGATGTTCAGTTAAACGCAGCAGGGGCTTATGTTGACCTAACATTAACAGGTGATGAAACATTCCCTTACGATACATCAAACACAGAATTAACAGACACAATTAAATCAGCCAATATTATAGCAATAGCAGAAGATGGTTTTGATTTAACAACAGGAAATAATAGAACAGCAGGACAGTACATTGACCTAACCTCTAGTAACTCTAACGCATCAGTTAAGTGTTCTTCATCCACAGCAATGAGGATTGATTTAGGAACAACAGTAACAACAGCAGGTGGACAGAGTGATAAAGTTAGAGTTTATGTGAATGTATTGAAAACAGATACAACACCTATAGCAAAAGCATTAGTACAAAGTGTCTATGTCAAAGTAGATACAAACTCAAATGCTAATGGCTCAACAGGTGAAATGAATTTAGGAGTTTCAGATGGTTATAAACTTGAAGGAGTTTGGGCAAACTCATCTGCTTACTCGGTAGCGGCAGCAGACGAAGTTACAAACCAATTTAGATTTGATAACGGACAAAGAGATAACTACTACGGCCATGCTAAGATTTTTAAAACATCGCAGGCAACAGTAAATCTAGCAACGAATAGATATGTGGTTGTTAAACTTTCATACTTTACACACACAGTAGCATCTGGAGGCGGAACATTTAATATTTTAGATAGTTATCCAGTAGACGATACTACCACACCAGCAGCCAATACAATAAGAACAGAAGACATTCCAATTTACAGATCAAGCGTAATAGGAGATTATGATTTAAGAAATACTATTGACTTCCGTCCTAGGATGGCAGACACAGCAACACCAAATGCTACATTAGGATCAGCTCCTGTAAATCCAGACGCGTTAGAAGAAATTGATAGACCAGGAGGCGGAGTTACATTCCCGGTACCTGTTAAAACATTTACAACAGACTTCTCATATTGGCAAGGTAAAAAATTAAGAGTAGTATGTGACTTCGATGGTAAAATTAGACAAGTAGAGGGAGCTTATTCAGACGATCCTATACTACCGATAGAGCCTGAGAAATGTATGACGTTGGCTACAATTAACTTACCACCTTATCCTTGCTTAGGTACAGTAGCAGCCAAGTTAGCAGGACGATCAGACTTAGGCGCAACAGTAAATCAAGTAGCATATAAACGTTTTACAATGAAAGATATTAGTACGTTAGAAACTCGTATTAAAAACTTAGAGTATTACGCTTCACTAAACTTATTAGAAACATACGCAAAAGATCAAACAATTACAAATGCAGCAGGTACAGACAGATTTAAAAATGGCATCTTAGTAGATCCATTTACAGGACACAATGTAGGAGCAGTATTAGATCCGGACTATAAAATATCAGTTGATCCGGTTAAGAAACATGCAAGGCCGTTTTTCGCAATGGAGAATATATCATTAAGAACATTTACTGATATAGGAGCGGCTAATTCAACCACTACATTAGCACAAACAGGTAGAACAATTTCATTACCATATGACATTGTAGAATTTAGATCACAAGGAGAGGCTTCTCAAACAGAGAACCTAGCAAAAGAACTAACATTCCACTATTCAGGAGATATGACATTAACACCAAATGTAGATAACTTTGTGGCAACAGATGTTCAACCAGCGGTTACTAAAAACTTTGACGGTAACTATGATGCTTGGGAAAACATGGCAAACGCATGGGGAACGCAGTGGGGCGATTGGGAAAATAGTGGAGCAGCCAATGTTGTATCAACGGTAACACAAGAATTAAGTACGTTTGGATCAAATAGTAGTGGACAAGGAACAAGTAATAATTCACTATTTACAACCACAACAACATCACAAGCACAGACAAGACAGGGTGTAGGTATAGATATAAGCGCTTCAACTCAGACACAGAGTTTAGGTGAAAGTGTGGTAGACGTGTCCTTTGCACCATTTATGAGAGAAGCAAATATTGTATTCAATTGTATAAGACTAAAACCAAATACAGTAGTCTATCCATTCTTTGATGGAGAAGATGTATCAGCACATGTTACAAACTCAGCAGGAACGTTGGGTGGAACAATAACAACAGATTCAAATGGCACATGCTTTGGACAATTTTTAATTCCTTCAGGACAATTTAGAACAGGGGTTAAGGTATTCAAATTAACAGACGATGCTAATAACAATGATTCATTATCAAGAACATCTTCAACAACTAATTACGAATCCTCAGGCTTAAGACAAAAAACACAAGACACAATACTAGCTCTTAAAACAGCAAACGTAACACCTACATATCAAACAGGTGACAGAGTAACAACAGATACAAGTGTTGATATTTCAATAGGAGCAGGCACACCGTTGCCCCCTCCACCAGCACCTGTTATTATACACGAAATTACAAACGTCGTAGGCGCACCAGGACCAACAGGACAACCTGGAGCAGTAGGACAAACAGGACCGGTAGGCCCACCAGGACCAGCAGGTACTGCTGGAACACCAGCAGAAGCACCAGACTTAACAGATTGGGTGAACCAGACAGAAGCAGCCGTAGCAGCCGGATTATCATCTGTTGAACAACTTATAGAAGATGTTGCTAACTGGCCTCCTGGTCCACCAGGACCAGTTGGACCTGCAGGAGACACAGGGTTGCCTGGAGTAGCAGGAACAGATGGAACAGCCGGCCCTCCAGGAGCTACTCAGGTAGTAGAAACTGTAGTTACTCAGCTCCTTCCAGGCACACCGGTACCGGTATTTGTACCCGTTGAAGTTATGCCAGACTTCACTTGTCTAGCACTTACAAATGAGCCCGTAGGCCCCACTTGGAATGGAGGATTAACAGATGGAGAACTAGAGTTCTTCGGTGAATTTGAATTTGAATTGTGGAATGGAGGTATCGATCCACTAGCACAAACATTTACAGTTGGTGGAGTACCTGGCGGTATATTTGTTTCAGACATAGAAATTTACTTTAAAACAAAAGGCACCAATGGTGTTACAATGGAACTTAGAGAAGTTATTAATGGAATACCTGGACCTAGAACTATTCCAAATGGAATAAGATACTTACCAGCAGCATCAATTAATGTTTCATCAACCTCAGGAGGAACAACAACATTTACTCCAACGGTATTTAGTTTCCCAGATCCTGTTTACTTAAAAAACAATACAGAATATTGCTTTGTTCCAAAACCAGAGAACGACGACACAGGATATGAGTGTTGGATAGCACAATTAGGCGAAAACCAATACGGAACAACAACAAGAATTTCAAAACAACCTGCTGCAGGTATGATGTTTAGCTCAGCTAACGATAGATCCTGGAGTCCACATCAGAATAAAGACTTAATGTTTAAAATAAGAAGATGTAGGTTTAAAAAGGATCAAGCATATTCAGGACACTTAATACCTGAGCCTATTGATTGGTTAAACTTTACAGATACAAGTTGGTCTTTTGCAGCTAAGAAATTTAGTCCAGGTAAAAATCTAGTTGGATTTACACCTACTATTACAGCAGGCGGAACAGGTTATTCCTCAGCACCTGCTGTTACAGTTACAAATACAGGCACAGGTGGAACAGGCCTGGCATTAACAGCAGTGATTTCAGGTGGAGCAGTAACAGGATTAACAGTTACAAACCCAGGATCGGGTTATAATATTGCACCGACAATAACAATAGCTACAGGAACAACACAAGCAACAGCAACATTGGTTCTTAATAAAGGCAGAGTAGACTTTTGGGACAACTTATATAACTATGCACACGCAGTTATTAAAAGCGGACAATTTTCAGTAGGAGATATTGTAGGAAATGCTGATGGGTATGCAACAATAAGTAGCTTTACCAACAAAGTGGTTAATGATATTGCACCTAACTTAGGTATATTACAACCAGGAGAGGGAACATCAGCTAAATGTGAATTAGCATTAACAGACACCGGCTCAGGAACAGCTAACTCAACAGTCTATCAAGAAGTAGACTTTGGAACAACACATACATTAGCAACAGAGAAAACAATTTACAGTAGAACGAATGAGGTAACTAGCTATTCTTCTACAAACACAGCAAGAGCCAAGATAACATTCTCAACATTCAATGATAACATTTCACCAATTATTGAAATAGATCAAGCAGACTTGTTGTGTATTAAAAACGAAATCAACAATACAATTACAGGAGAAGATGGTAGAGTAGGAGGTTCAGCAGCATCTAGATATATTTCTAGACGTGTTGTATTAGAAGAAGGTATGGACGCAGAAGACTTACAAGTTTATTTAGAAGCAGCGATTCCAAATACAGGAAGCATTAGTGTTTATGGTAAATTCCAAAACGCAGCAGATCCTGGAAACTTCCAAGAAGATTTAAATTGGACATTACTAACAGCTAACAAAGCACCATCAGAACAAACAGAAGGGTTCGCAGAATATAGTTATTCAATCCCTGCACGTGGATCAAACGCAGCAGGACTAAACGCATCAAGTGATGTGTTTGAATATGTATTAAGTTCTGTTATATCAGCAACAGTTGGTACAGCAGGAAGTGGATATTCAACAGCTACAGCTACAATATCTGGCGGTGGTGGTTTTGGAGCAACAGCAAAATGTGAGATTAGCAGCGGAACAATTGGCTCTGTTATAATTACTAACCCAGGAAGAGGATATACATCAGCTCCTACGGTTACTATAACAGGAGACGGCAGCTCAGCAGCAGTTACATCTACAATAGGAAACGTAACACATACAGGATATAAGACTTTTGCAGTCAAGGTTGTGCCTCTTTCAACAGATACTACTAAGGTTCCTAAGTTTAAGGATTTAAGAGCCATAGCATTACAAGTTTAAAATGGCAGAATTTAAAAAAGATATAATAAAAATAGATGGCGAGAGAGATCTCGTTCGTGATAAAAATTCTAAGGCATTACTTAGTCGTAATTACGAAGGGCTTAAAGCGTATAAAATTAAAAAGAATCATATGAATAGTATTCTAGAATATGAAAACGATATAAATACTTTAAAGTCAGAGATTACGGAAATAAGGGCGACTTTAGAAGTAATAGTCAATAAAATTAAATAGGCAGGGATAAATGAGTACAATAACATTAAGATCAGTTAAAGGTAGTCCACTTACTAATACAGAAGTAGACGCTAACTTTACGAATCTTAATACTGACAAGTATCAATCAGGCGATAACATTACCGCCGGTACAATCTCGGGTTCTACTATTGCAGCTAGCTCAACTTTAACCGTAGGTGGTGGGTCAATACTAAGCACATCTGCTAGTATTACAGCAGCAGGCTCAACACAGGGTGCAGCAACAGCCCTAACAAAGACATACAACGTAGTAGGAACCGCGACAGCAGACCAAGGAATTAAACTTCCTGACACTGCAGTAGGATTGGAGACATTCATACTGAATGACACAGCAGTCAATATTAAGATCTACCCAACATCAGGCGAAAGTATAGACGCAGAATCAGCTAATGCAGCTGTTAGTCTGGGTGCAGGACATAGCTTAACTTTGGTAGGAGTATCAGCAACCAAGTGGAACAGGATGAGTCCTGTAATTATATATAATTCATCAGGAACTAGGGTAAACTAAGATGAGACCACTAAAAATTAAAGCATCAGCATATCCAGTTAGTTCAAGTAACTTCCAAGGGTTACAAGAAATGACTGATACTGAGATAGAACAATATTATTCAGCAATAATAACAAAAGATTTCTCAGATAATACTGATGGCACCGGAACAGCAGAATTAAACATTACAACAGACGCATCAGGAGCAGGAACAACTATTGGAACAATCTCAGATCAAAAACGACAAGAGGCAATAGGAACACATCCAGCAACAGGAGCATTAACCACAGTTACTTACACAGGCAAACAGGTTACAGGAGCAGCGTCAGAAAGTATTTCTAACAGGCCGGTAGGATATGAAACAAGTGGTAACGTTGGTATAAATGAATTTACAGATTCAGAATTAGATTCAGATATATTAGATAAAGTTATAGCAGACATGGTTGCACAAGGCAATTATGTTACAGGACATTATAGTTTATCAGCATCAGCACCGGCTGGTGGAACTTGGACATCCAGATATACAATAACAGATACTCAAGTAGATGAAACAGAAGCTACTAAATATATTTGGCAAAAAACCACAGCTACAACAGCAGCGGTAGACAATTACAAACCTTGTAAGGTAGACGGCACGAGCATTAAAGAAATGTCAGTAGCTGAGATGGAACAAATAGTACCCAATTTTAGAAATAGAATTGTTGAAAACTTTGGAACAACACAAGGTGTTGGTACATACAAAATACAATCAGGCGCCCCAAGTGAAACAGGAACATGGGCCGCACAAGGTGAAACATTTACAGATACAAGACACGTTTTAGAATCAACAAGCTATACAGGAGCCTACTCAGGTAATTATGCAGGCAACTACACAGGAGCCAAAGCTTACTCAGGAGCCTATTCAGGTAGTTATACAGGCAACTACACAGGAACATACACAGGAACCTCAGCATACGCAGGCGCTTACTCAGGAGCTTATACAGGCAACTACACAGCAGACTACTCAGGTTATGCTGGTACAACATACACAGGTTATTACACAGGATCCTACACAGGCTATTACACAGGAGCTAAAGACTACTCCGGAACATACTCAGGAGCCTATTCAGGATCTTACACAGGTTATTATACAGGAACCTCAGCATACGCAGGAACATATTCTGGAACATACACAGGGTATTATGCAGGTGATACAATAAAAGCAACAGAAGAAAACGTAGCAACATATAAGTTATGGTTGAGAACAGCTTAGTATAAATAACTTTTATATTATGGAGATATTATTATGGCAAAGCCTAAGCCTAAGAAGGTAAAACGCAACATCAAATCTAAGTTTAAAGTTTTACCGGCTGACAAAGAACCAAAACAAGAACGACAATACAAATTCGAAGATCCTTATTGGTCTCACAAAGAGGCCAAACATCTAATCGTTACCTTAGTATATCCTAACGGTAAAAAAGCAACAGCATCCATTATGGATAATGATGGAAACAATCCAGACTATAAAGCCGTAATGGAAGAGTTTGGTGAAGAAGCTATTGATGAAAATACAGCAGCAGGAGTACAAAGAAGAGACGATCATATAAAAAGACGTTTACAACGTAAAGAGTCTGAAGCGGTTAGACGTAAACAAGAGATGTTATTTGGAGCCAAGCTTGAAGCTTATGAAATTCCTTTAATTAAAGACTCTAAAAACAACATAATGAAAAAGTTGATTCGGAAAGCTAAGTCTCCGTTAGAGGTACATACATTAACATCTATACTATTAAAAGAAGAATTAGTGCGCTCCGGACAACTACCAATTTATAAACCTACTGATCTAGATGAAATGTTATTAGATAAAAGTATTGAAGAACTCTTTGAAGGTTTAAGAGCAAAACAAAAACTAAGATCTTTATACCAAGAATTCGAAGGAGTACATGTTGACATATGGTATGATGATTTAGAACATCTAGCAGGACAACATGTTTGGAAGGATGACACAGTTTATAAAGTTAAAAAAGACCAAAAGAAAAACACAGAATTTAAAAAGTCAAATGTGAAAGCTATCGTTGAAAATGTACTATTATATAGAGATAAAAATATGACAGACGCCAATTTAAAATACGCAAAAGAATTAAAAGTCGGCGACTTATTCCTTTACGATAATCAGATATTGTCTTTACACGAAGACGATGACGAAGGATAAAGCAGTATTTGGCCAGTTTGGCCAAGAGCAAACATTTAAAGATAAAGAGTTTAAGGCAAGATTAGACTCTTTACACACCACACCCGGTACACCTGTACAAGAATTCGAAGGAGTCCATGTTGATATATGGTACGACAACTTATCACATTTAAAAGGCCAACACGTTTGGATAGATAATAAAGTTTATATATTATTAAAAGATCAGGACGAAGGCACAGAATTTGATTTAGAAAATACAAAGTTAATTGTAGAAGATGTCTTGTTATATGAAGATAGAAACATGACAGATTCTAATTTGGAGTATGCAAGCGAATTAAAAGTAGGCGACTTATTCTTATATAATAATCATTTATTCTCTTTACCATTAGAGTTTGAAGGTAGACCTGATGTTAAAAAGGTTTACGTGGTAGACGAACTTAAGAATTTATGGCTCCGTCCAGCTATGAAGATTGTTGGCACAGACAATTTTCCAGATAATGGATTTGTTATTGTTGCATCATGCCATGAAAGATTTTATCAAGCAGGTATAGATCTTGCAGAGTCTATTAAACTCTTCTGGCCAGAGGCACATATAACTATTTTCGTATCACATAAAGAATGGATAAAAGAAGAACATTATGAACATGCAGATTGGATAGAGTCTTGGGGAGTACCTAATCATATTAGAGCTAAACTTTGGGCTTTATCTTGTACACCATATAGAGGAAAGACATGTTATTTAGATTGTGATATGATATGTCAGCATGAAGATATAGAAAATGTATTTGATCAACTACCAGATGATTTAGATTTGTTGTTCACAAAAATAAGACCATACAACGCAAAATTAACTAAGCTATCTAACACAGAAGAAATGACAGCCCATTGTGGAATGTTTATATACAGAAACAATCCTCAAACACTTCAACTAATGGACTCTTGGTATGGACATTACTTGTGGCAACAAGATGAAAATAACGACATAGGAGATTATCCTAGGGACGCTAGGAAGTGGGACACTTTTACTATGTGGAATTTATTAACGTATAGTGATCACGGTGTAAAGTGGGAAGAAGACTTACACGTCAAATGGAATTTTGTAAACGGACACAATCCAGATGAATTAGAAGATGAGGAGATAGTTTTATATCACTACACCATTCCAGAACATGAGATATATTTAAAATACAAATGAGATTTATAAACATATCAGAAGAGCTATTAGAAATATTGGAGCCATATTCAGAGTGGTTTTTCCAACAAGACTTATCAATCTTAGAAGACTTGGCAAAAAAGAATCCAAAAAACGATCCCATTAGTCAAATGGGCTGGGGCACATCTAGTGAGTATTTAGATAAGGTTGTAGCTAAAGATGGAGAGCATGAAGGCTATCCAGAAATTTCTTATAGTTATGATTTACAAGCAGGTGATCATCCAGAAGATATTGATATTATATATAAACCATTCTCTACAGAGCTGTGTAATTTTTTGGGTGCTAGAAACCAGGCAGTACATGTATTTTATCCTAAGCAGGGTTACATGGGTTGGCACAATAATTGGAACGCACATGGTTACAACATATTATTATCTTATTCTCCAAATGGCAGAGGGTTTTTTAAGTACAGAGATCCAAAAACCCATGAAATTATCCGCCTCCAAGACCCAGCTGGCTGGTCTTGTAAGGTAGGATACTATGGCAGAGGTAGAGAACCCGATAAAGTTTACTATCATTGCGCAGGAACCAGTGAACCTAGACTCACATTAGGGTATGTTATACCCCATTTGGGCCTCTGGCAGGACATGGTTTCCGATATATCTGGCGAATCCGCCGATCACCTCTCCTAAGTCCTTGATTTTAGCAAAAAGAGTGATCACTCTTTTGAAAAATCGCTTGACTTATGGTCCGTGATAGTGCATAATAGTATGTATATTAAATAAAAAAGTGAGGACTTTAATATGATATCACAAGATACAGTAGAAATAGCAGGCGAAACAGTAAGAAAAGAACGTTTCGGAATGGCATCGGTACACGATGTGAACAAGACTTTTACAGGCTATGTGCTTTACACTAGCGAGAAAACTCCTAATGCTAGTAGAAGTGTTGAAGAAAACTTTGCTAATACAGCACAAGTAGACGGACTTACAGTTTGGAAATCAAACGGAGCGGTTCCATTCTCAGATATGCTTTTAGACTTTGTACAGATTGGTGCCATTACTTTTGAACAAGCTGAATTCTCAGCAATACAAAAACAAAAAGACTCAAGCGCAAGTCTTAAAACTCTTTACAGAGCAGACGACGGTAACATTTACTTAGGTGAAGGTGCCTTAGATCACAGGGCAGAAAGATTAGCAAAGATAGCAAAGGTAGCATAAATGAAGTTTAACGATTATATAATAAGAGAAATAGAACAACTATTCAAAGGCTTGATTAAAAAGCCAATGCTTGACCACCACTTCTTTCAAACACCAATCAATCCTTTAATTAAAGAAGTGAGTAAGGTTAGTTATTCAGAATCAAATTACGCTGTAGGACCACTAACAAAGACAATTTTTGTTGAAGATGTAAGTGGTAACAGATATAAAGTTTCAGTCGAAGACCTAAAAAATGTAAAAGGCTTTGGTTGGATTACACACAAAGAAGCAGACAAGTTAAATCTTGTTTATAACAGAGAAGAAGGTAGATATCATGCCAGTTAGAGAATTAGCAAACAAATTAGTAGAAGACTTAATGCAACAAGAACTTTTCCTTAGAAAAGCAATCATCGTTGATGTAGACGGAACGATTGCACACAGGGAACCTGGTTGGAGAGCCGGTGTTACACCTAGAGATCCTTACGATATGACTAGAGTAATAGAAGATGAATACGATCCAATCATTGGAGGTATTGCTCAAACTTATGGAAGGGAAGGCTACGATGTTATTGTAGTTTCAGCTAGGACAGAAGAAGCAAGAGAAGGAACAATACAGTTCATGGTTGATAACAATTTTGAATTTGATGCTTTGTTTATGAGAGCAAATAAAGATAACAGAAAGGATTCAATAGTTAAAACAGAAATATTTCAAAATGAAATTGAAGGCAAATGGGACGTTGAATTTGTTTTAGATGACAGAGATCAAACTGTAGAGGCATGGAGAGCTTTAGGATTAAAAACATTACAAGTAGCAGAAGGAGACTTTTAATATGAGAAAAACCTATGAAGGCTTAGCACAAGAAATTGCTGAGGAAATTAATGAGGACATTAGATTTAATAATAATTTATCTGATGGTGACGAATTTAATGATATAATCATTGATCAAATGGTGATGGATAAAGCTAGTGAGGTAACTCCTAGTTATCTAGATCATTATGATGTGGCTGACAAAGCTAGAGAAATGATTGATTACGTTGATGTAATACATCAACACGTGAGTCCATAGTTATGTGTAAAACAATAGCAGTTAAGGGTAGACCTATCTGTATTAATCACGGTTGTGATAAGCCAGTGATACCATCAACTGGAAAGGTAACAGATAAAAATCCGAGATGGAGAGCTGTATGTGGCACTTGCCAAACAGCTAGCTATGGAGGAGGAAAACTTGCTGAAGGAGTAACTCCTTTTATTACCGGTAAATGTAAGAATATAGATGGACACTTAGGCTGGGATTGTTTTACTAATTGGGATCTAATGCCAGCTGATATGAAAGGGAGCACAGAAATAGATCACAAAGATGGTGATCATAAGAATAACGTTTTAGAGAATGTACAAGAGCTATGCGTACTTTGTCATAAGTACAAAGGTCAACAGGAAGGTGATTATAAACAAAGGCACCTTACTTAGTACCTATAGCCATAAACCTATCGAAATAAACCTTTCCATTCCAATCATAATAAAATTGTTTGACTTTACCCGTGTAGGTCGTATCTTTTAGGCCTACATTTTCAATCAATTTTTTCTCACTATCCACACAATTAATTCCATACATCTCTTCTATAACGTTAGAAGATTGACAAGCAAATATTGCATGTTTGTTTGCAGTCCTTAGATCGTTTAATGGATACATCTGTTCGGCACCCATAGTAATTACTATATCTACTTTCAGTTGATTTAACTCATCAAAAGCGAACGGAATGTCTAAGTTCCAGTGATTTATTTTGATGTATTCTTCTGTAATATAATGCTTATTAAACACCTTAGAGAGCTCTAAAGCTTCGTTATCTATGTCAACTAGGTGCAATTCTCCCACGGACAAGTTCTCACATAGTAGCGGCACTAAAGGGACGCCTAACCAGCTGTTTAATACAAGAATATTAAATTGCTCGTCTTTTAAGTAGTTATCCAAACTGTTCTTTAGTTCTTCAACTAACCAAATAGCTCCTTCCATAGTGTTAGGATTAAGAGCTTGCCTAAAGTCGTCGTGCTTGTGTTTCATCTCGTGCTCGACTTTGGCTAAACCCTCTCCCCAATATTGCATGCTGTTTAAAAAATTAAAATTTAACATCTTCTTTTCTTCCCATTGAGTCAAATAAACAGACGTATGGTATTTGTCTGTAGACTTGTGTTTCTACATCATGAGGAAATATGTACCCATGATTGTAACTGTAAAACCATCCTATAGGAAAGTATTTAATTCTCGCCACGCCTTTGTGGCTAAAGAAATTATCTATTCCCCTGTAGTACCATAAGATTTTATCTAAGTGTGTTTTAAAATAAAGAGTTATGTTCTCTTTATCTAAGTTATCGTTCCATCTTAATATACTAGAATTAAGCTCTGTAAATCTATGTGGAACGTGTTCTGTTTCTTCCTTCATTGTTTCTAAATCGTGCCAATGTGTTTGGCCAAAGCACAAACAATCTTCAGGATCAAAGTTTACAATATCATCTATATTCTTTTGGATAATTATATCTAAATCAAAGAATAAATTATCTCCTTTCTTCCTTACAACATTATCATCAAACAAGTACATCTTGTTCCACCACTTTTCCATTTTGTTATCTTTTGGTAGTGGTATAACATTGACTTCTTTATCCAGTCCTTTAGGATTTTCTGTTAAACAATGGAAGGTAAAGTCAAAACTTAAATGTTCTTTACACGACTCTAATATTTTATTAACGTGGTGTGAAGAATATTTCGTTCCCCATTTAACAGTATAGATATTTAAATGTTCTATGTGCATATATTTATTGCCAATGCTTCAGTAAGTTTGGATCAACTAACTCATTCTGTTTAACTTTCCCTCTATCAGGTGTAGGTTGTGGTAGTAGATCTATATTAAAGACACAAAGGATAGGTGTTTCCCTATAAATTTTTGTTTCCAAATCGTCATCATCCCAACTACGGCCTCGGTTATACGAGTACGCATAGTCTGAAGGAAAATGATCCCATAATTTTTTACCCCAATCACCCCATCGCCATGAGTGATAGTTATCTGTTCCGTCTGTAAATGTAAACCAAATTTTATCCTGATGTTCTAATACATCGTGCCATATACATTCTGCTTGATCGTCACTCCATACTTGGCAGCTACCATTTGTGTATGCTCCATGTGATAACTTAAATCGTCTTGTTTTCATTGGGCGAGGATCTTGCCACCAAGATCTAAGCTTGGTTGGCCTTTCCATATTGTAAGTAATCAAAGGCTCTATGTCATTTTGTATGATAACATCTAAATCGAAGAATATAAATCTGCCTGTTGGTTTATCCTCAGCAAAATTGTGAGTATTAAATACCATTGTCTTAGGCCTGTCCCAACATCTAGCCATACCATATTTAAAGTCGTCTTTTTGAAACCAATACTTAGGGTGTATGTTTGGTATGTCTGGAAAAGGAATTACTTTTATATCATCATCGAAACCCTTGGCATCATCTGTATAACAGTAGAAATGGAAATCGTGTTTAGGATCTGTGTGCCTTCTGGCCATATTTTTTAATCTATTTACAAAATGAGGACCGTATTTACTACCCCATTTTGAACATACAATATTAACTCTCATAGGATAACCTTGCTATAACATATTTTTTGGCGTATTGTAATCCTTCACCTGCGAGTTGATCAACAATAGCCTGACATTTTTCTTCGTAACTGTTTATGCTTGTGTGTATTATGATAGTAGAAAAAGCAGCTTCTCTTACTAACTTGACTAATCCATTTTCTGCATTATCAAATCTACCTTGTATTATAATTCCATTTTTTATTTTTAACATATTCCTTCCTGTTCATTATGTAATACTTGTGGGTTCAATTTTAATAAATTATTAAAGTACCCCTTATAAAAATCATTAGTAAATATAGTTTCTAAATTATTATTACTAATATTATTCTTGTCCCAATCATATAATAAATCTGTTTTATGTTCGGGAGAGTCGTGTGCTGTTGCAACGTTTAATGCTACATGTTTACACGGGAAAACATTTCCATTAGCATCTAAGTAAAATTGATTTTTAACTTTACCTTCGCATTCAACATGTGGACTAAAAACAATCTTTCTTTCTTTATATATGTCGTCTTGTTGAACTGTTTTTAGTGTATGAAAATCTATAAGACTATAATCAGGCATTTCCTTTTTAATTTTTTTCTTTTTAGGTTTGACTTCTTCTTTCATTTCATTTTTATATATGAAGCCAGTAAATTTATACTGTTTAGATAATGCCTTAGCTTTCTTTAGATCATCTACCTGAGATAAATGTGTCTGTGTATAATGCCAAAACACTCTACAACCTTGCTTTATTAATACGTCAGCCCTTTTTAAAACTTCTTCGTCTGGGTTCGCTGTGTTTATGTGGATAGTTATATTGCCAATATTTTTAGCATTCGCATCAAACTTGTCGTTCCATTCAGAAACAAAGTTATTATAGAACAACACACCCAAATTATTCCACCATATAAGATCATGTTCTTTTGCTTCTGTTTCCATATCAATAGCTATGCCCCAATCAGCCATTAAGTATTGACATATTTCAATTAATTCTGGATTGGTAATGGGTTCACCTATAAGTTTAATCCTTTTAAATTTAGATCTTGTTATAAAATCAAAGTCAAAGTTCTGTTCTATTAACCTTCTGGTTAGGTTTTTCTTGCCGTTGGATAATTCCATTTCAACTCTTTCAGGTAAATAAGGGTATAAATCGGTTTCCCTATTGTATCCTAATGTCAACTGATCTTTTGTAAAGTCCTCATACCAATAAGGTAATACAACTATATCGCCTTCAGTCTTTTCTGGATAGTTATGATTTGTATTTTGTATAAAAGAGAACTCAGGAACTTCATTACTATAAAAGGCATCAGTAAATGAATGATTTTGAAATGTCATATCGTCTTCCATGTCATCCCATTTTGTTAATATTTTTTCTACTTGTTCATTACGATTACAAACATAACAGAAATTACCATCTTCTAATATTAATTTATCTATACCTTTAGTCTTATAGTTAAAGAATTCTTTAGGATTGTTTAGTATAACATTAGGCGTTACAAATAAGGATACGTCTCCTGGTTGTGTATGTTGCATTATGTCTATCTCTAACCAGTCTTTTCCATACTTAGGAACATGAAAAGTTATGCCTTGTATATAACCTTCTTTCTTCTTAGTGGTTTCTAACAACTTCATTTCATCATCGTTGGTAAAGACAATGAAGTCAAAGGGTTCTATAATCAGTTTCTTCGCCTGAGTATAAAAAGCGTTTATATGTCGTTGACTATAATTGCTGTCTAGCTGATTAGCTATTAGTGTTACCATGCCAAAGTCTCAAAAGTTTCTCATCTTGTAATTCATCAATTTTAATCTGTCCCTTTGCTATCGGATGCGGAGTTAAGTCCGTATTGAATATACAAAGTTTACAGCTTTCTCTATATTTATGTCGTTCTAAATCGTCCGGATAACGCATTCCTCTATTGTAAGAGTACGACCATTCGTAAGGTATGTTAGTCCAAAATTCTCTTTGTCTCCAATAGTGATAGTTATCTGTCCCTTTAAAGAACGTTCTAAAAATTTGTTGCTCTTCAACTAACGCATCATCAAATATATGTTGACATTGATCCATGTTCCAACACATCATACTTGAATTAAAGTATGTACCACGAACTTCTATAAATTTTCTATCGTGTTTATGCCTAGGGTCTTGCCAAGTGCTATGTACAATTCTAGGTTTTAAAGCGAGTTCGTCTAAGTCGGTTATGTCGTTTTGTATTATTACGTCAAGGTCAAAGTAGGTCCATTTCCCTACAAATCCAAGCCATTCGTGAGAGTTAAACACAAGAAACTTGGCTCTGTCCCAACAATAATTCTCTTTTCCAAACCAATACTTAGGATGTAGCGGTTCTATATCTGGTATTTTTTCCGTAGAACATTTTAAACCTTTCGGCTCGTCAGTAAAACATGTAAAGGTAAACTCTTTGTGGTAGTTTTCCTGCACCATACGATACAGGTTATTTACATATTCGGGCGAGTATTTAGTGCCCCATTTGATGCAAACAAAATTCATCATATTCTTTTTCAATCTCCGGCCAGTGTGTTAGCCCATTTAATATACATATCGAGTATTCAGGTCTATATTTTCTTCCTGCAAATAGATATGAATACACTTCATGTTCTGGTAAGTGTTCAAATGTAAACCCTTCATGATATAAAAACGTATCATCTCCATTAGGATACTTTACTATATATTCATCCTTTTTCTTATTATAATATTCGTAAATATGTGTTAGATCTTCCCAAAGCATTACACTTGAGTTGAAATTGCTTAGTGGAAAGTCTGATCTATACGGAAAATCATGGATGTTCATTTGTTTTATACCTTTATCTTTCCACCACGTCCATATTATTAAGGGTGTTCCGTTGTATAAATCAAACAAATGATCAATTGGCTTCTGAATTCTAACGTCTAAGTCTAGGTATAGTATGGTTCCTAAATCATTATGTTTAAATAGATTTAATTTCTCCATACACCCTGGGTCGGGTTCATTATCCATATAAATAACTTGTATATTAGGATCCAAGTCCTTTGGATCATCAGTTACACATACATAATTAAACTTGCCTTCAGTATGTTCATAGATTGAATTGACGGCATTTGCATCATATTTGTCACCATATTTTAATGTTAAAATAGTTTTCATTGTAATCATTAATATTTATAAATAAGATAAACAACAGTTTTAGAGATTGCGAGATGGCCACAGTACAAAATATAACTATTGACCAAGGTACGACGTTTAGTCTGACGATTAATCTCACGAATGATGATAATTCAGCCAAAAATTTAGCGAATTATACAATAGCATCACAAATGAGAAAATCATACGAGGGGACGACCAAAACGGACTTTACTACGGCAAAAGTAGATGCAACAGGCGAAGTAACAATCTCATTGACCGCAGCTCAAACCACAACGGTTAAAGCAGGGCGGTATGTATATGATGTAGAGATCACAGGAACAGATCCTGTGGAAACTCTTAGAGTATTAGAAGGCCTCGTAACAGTAACCCCACAGGTAACAAAAGCAGCGTAGGAGGATAGATGGCAGTAACAGTTACACCGCAGTCCGGACTAAAGGTAAACGTAGGTTTAGGAGCCGCGCGTGTTGTTACAACACAAACTACTTCTGCTAAAGTGGGGACTTCATTAGATGATCTATCAAGTGTAGATACATCTGGTGTACAGGATGGTTATACATTAGTTTATGATACGACAGTAAATAAGTGGGTGGCGCAAACATTGTATGCAGCACCCCCAACTACAATCGATGGTGGGACATTTTAGTCACAATAACAAAACATTTAACTAGGAGAAATTAAATGGCAACAACAATTCAAATTAAAAGAAGCACGGGCTCAGCAGCCCCAGCAACTACTGATTTGGTTGAAGCTGAATTAGCGTACTCTGAAGATAGATCAGGCAGTGGTGCAGCAGCCAAACTTTATATTAGTTCCATTAACTCAGGTGGGTCGGAAGTAATACAATCGGTTGGCGGTAAATACTACACTGATATTATTGATGCAGCAGCAACAGCAAATACAGCTAGCACTCTTGTAAAGAGAGATGGTAGTGGTAACTTTGCGGCTGGCACAGTAACTTTTGGATCGCTAAGTGATGGAACAATAACAGCAACAGCATTCGTTGATGAAGACAATATGGCTTCCAACAGTGCTACGTTGATTCCAACACAGCAGTCTGTGAAGGCTTATGTGGATGCTCAAGTAACAGCACAGGATATGGACGTAACGTCTGACTCCGGTACTATAGATGTAGATCTAGATTCAGAATCTTTAACTATTGCAGGGGGCACAGGTATTTCTACAAGTGCTTCTGGAACAACAGTTACAGCTACTCTAGATAATACAGCAGTTACAGCAGCGTCTTATGGATCAAGTGCAGCAATTCCAGTAATAACAGTTGATGCTCAAGGACGTATAACAGCGGCCACTACAGCAGCAACCAGTTCAACACTGACAATTGGAGCCGATTCAGGATCTGATGACACCTTAACGGTGGGAACAGATACATTCAACTTTGCAGGAACGGCCAATGAAGTTGAAACAACAGTTTCAAACAATACTATAACTATTGGATTACCAAACAACGTAACAATTGGTGGTAACCTAACAGTTTCAGGAACAACAACAACAGTTGATTCCACAACCTTAAGTGTTGCTGATCCACTTATTATATTAGGCTCCGGCAATAACAGCTCTGACGCTGTTGACCTCGGTTTATATGGCCTATATGATACTTCAGGTTCACAAGACTTATATGGTGGTTTATATAGAGACGCTTCCGATTCAGGTAAGTGGAAACTCTTTAAAGACAACCAAGCAGCTCCAACCACAACAGTTAATACTGGTGGAACAGGTTATGCAGTAGCTACTCTTGTTGCTCACTTGGAAGATTCCAGTGTAGCAATTACAGGTGGTTCAATTACTGGCATTACTGATCTAGTAGTAGCAGACGGTGGTACGGGCGTGAGCACTTTTACAAGCAATGGTGTACTATATGGTAACGGAGCAGGAGCTATACAAGCAACTGCAGCAGGTACCAATGGATACATTATGTATTCTAATAGTGGGACACCAGCATGGACTAATACCTTAGATGGTGGTTCATACTAATTTAAATTATAGGGAATGATATGACACAACAAAATGATCAAAGTGATTTAATTAATGAATATATTAAAAACTTAGCGGCGAAAGTCAACGAGTTACAAGCGGAAAACATTTTATTAAAAACTAGATTAAGTCTTTTGGAAACAGCGAATGTGGCAAAGGTACAACAGGAACAGCAGGTGCAAGATGGCGGAGGTTTTGGAGGAGCAGCAATGACACCCAAGAAAGAAGCAGCACCTACACCTGCCCCTGAACCTAAAAAGGAACAACCTAAACCAAAAATGAGGGTTAACCAAAGGCCAGGTTCACAAAAACAAAGAGACTCATCTGGACAATTTATAGAGGAGAAATAACATGGCAGTAGTAATTAAGATCAAAAAGTCTGAAACGGCAAGTGATGCACCAACAACCTCAGATCTCGCAGTCGGAGAAGTTGCATTAAATACCGCAGATAAAAAGATCTACGTTAGGGATTCAAGCGATTCCATTATTAACGTTTCTAATTATACTGAAGCAGACCAATCCTTAATCTTCCCAAGTGGAGATTATGGAAGTGTTGCAAACGCATTAAGTGAAGATGCCTTTGGACAGTTAATAGATAAAATCTATGACTTAAAAGGGGACTACACTTCTGTTAATCCTACTATTAAGATGCGGGTCGCTACTGAAGACTTAGGCGCTTTATCATAACCAACATAGAAAATTAGGAGAGAACTATGGCAGTTACAGTACAATTTAGGAGAGGCACAGCAGCCCAGAACAATTCGTTCACAGGTGCGGCAGGTGAGGTTTCTATTAATACTACTAACAATGCTATTAGGGTCCATGATGGAAGCACAGCAGGCGGTACCGAGATGATGCTCGCATCGGCTGCAAATATTTCCGGAAACATTCCAGGCGGGAATGTATCCGGTACAATAGATGGCGGAACATATTAAATAGGAGAAAACAATGCCAACACAAGTACAATTTAGAAGGGGAACGACGACACAAAATAACGCGTTCACCGGTGCTGTAGGCGAAATTTCCGTTGATACTACTTTAGATCACATCCGGTTACATGACGGCTCAACAGCAGGCGGGCATAGACTTGCCTTGTATTCAGAATTAAATACTGGAGACATTACAGCAGTCGTGGCAGGAACGGGGTTGACAGGTGGCGCAACAAGTGGAAGTGCAACGGTCAGTTTATCTCACTTAGGAATTGAAAGTTTATCAGATCCCAACGCAGACAGAATTGTCTTTTGGGACGATTCAGCAGGAGCCTCACAATGGCTAACCGCTGGAACAGGGTTAAGTATATCAGGCACAACAATTGCAGTAGGTACACTAAACCAAGACACAACGGGTACAGCAGACAACGTTACAGTTTCTGCTAACAACAGTACAGACGAAACAGTTTATCCTCTCTTTGCAGATGGAGCAACAGGAAGTCAGGGAGTAGAATCAGATACAGGATTAACATATAATCCAAGCTCAGGTTTGCTAACTACTACATCAGTTGCAGCAGCATTGACAGGAAACGTTACTGGTAACGTAAGTGGATCTTCAGGATCAACTACGGGTAACGCAGCTACAGCTACAGCTTTAGCTACTGGCAGAACAATCCATGGAGTATCATTTGATGGTACAGCTAACATAGATTTAACTGAAGTAGTCCAAGATACTGTTGGAGCAATGGTTAGCTCAAATACTGAAAGTGGTATTACAGTAGCGTATGAAGACGGAGACGGAACTTTAGACTTTACAGTAGGAACACTTAATCAGAACACAACAGGAACAGCAGCTTCCTGGACAACGGCCAGAACATTATCCTTTACAGGTGATGTTACAGGTACAGGTTCAGTTGATGGCTCTGCAAATGTTGCAACAGCATTAACTATAGCAGCTAATAGTGTCGCCCTAGGAACTGATACAACAGGAAATTATATGACAGACGCGTCTGCAGGAACAGGTGTTACAATAACACATACTCCAGCAGAAGGTTCAACAGCAACAATAGCAATAGGACAAGCAGTAGCAACAGACTCTGATGTCACATTCGCAGATTTAACACTTAGTGGAGACTTAACAGTTAATGGTACAACATCAACTTTAGCTTCAACTAATTCACTTATTTCAGACGCGCTGATTGAACTAGCAAACGGCACATCAGGAACACCTGGTAATGATGCCGGTCTAGTTATAGAACGAGGTAGTGCAGATAATGCGTTCATCGGTTATGATGAAAGTGCAGATAAATTTACAGTAGGAACAGGGTCCTTTACGGGTGCAAGTACAGGTAATTTAACAATTACAACAGGCACCTTAGTAGCAAACTTAGAAGGAAACGTTACAGGAAATGTTACAGGTAATGCAGATACAGCAACAACAGCTACAACTGCAACAAATGTTACGGCTAGTGCTAACAATAGTACAGACGAAACAGTTTACCCTACATTCATAGACGGAGCAACAGGCGGACAAGGTATAGAAACAGATACAGGATTAACATATAATCCTAGCTCTGGTTTACTAACATCAACATTGTTTGCAGGAGCTTTGACTGGTAACGTAACAGGAAACGTAAGTGGATCTTCAGGATCTACCACAGGAAATGCAGCAACAGCAACAGCATTAGAAACAGCAAGAACAATTGGCGGAACATCATTTGATGGAACAGCCAATATAGCCGTTGGCTTAGCAGCTACGGCAACAGCGTTAGCAACAGCACGAACAATCCATGGAGTATCATTTGATGGTACTGCTAACATAGATTTAAGTGAGGTTGTAGCGGACACAGTAGGAGCTATGTTTAGTTCTAACACTGAAACAGGTATTACAGCAACTTATCAAGATGCTAATAATACAGTAGATTTAGTAG